CTACCCTTAGCTTGTTCGAGACGCTCAATAGTAATACTATCGGTCCCCCTAGCCAAACCACTAGTGCGACTAGTCCGCAACGGGTTAGGGTTCGGGACTAGTTGCGTGTCGAGGAGGTCCTCGTCCTGGTAGACGAGATCCTTCGTGGTCTTCGTCCACCTGGAGGCTTGGGTCAGAACGGCATCGCGCTCATCCAGGATGAGATGGTCGGCAGCGTGAAGGAGCCCCAGGACGACGTGAAGGTCGTCGGCACACTTCACGGCATGCTCGTTATTCAGAACACGGATCAAGTCTACTGCCTGCGGGATAAGATCGTGCGCGTAGTCTAATGGCTTGCCCTCTTTAATAGTGTCCTGGACGGTGTCTAGCACGCGCTGCAGCGTCTCCTGGATGGCTTCGTGGTAGTCGGCGCAGGTGAGGTCTTCGGCTTTCATGGTGGCTAATGGTAGGGCAAGCAAAATCGCTCGCATGTACATGGTAGCACACTTCGCGGCCTTTTTGGGGCGGCAAAGTCAAAAATGCCTATAGGGATTTCCCTAGTGTATTATTGTGAGATTGTGGCTCCGCTCCTGGTGAATTATGGTAGGCGCAAAAAGTTAGGGGCACTATTGAATAGCAAGCGGCAACTCTTAGCGGCTAGCAAGCGGCAACTCTTAGCGGCTAGCAAGCGGCAACTCTTAGCGGCTAGCAAGCGGCAACTCTTAGCGGCTAGCTAATACGTTAGTGGCTTCCCACTTCGGCGCGCTCCTGGTGCTCGGGCTCCTGGTGCTCGGGCTCGGGCTCGGGCTCGGGCTCGGGCTCGGGCTCGGGTGCGTGGTAATGGGGACCGACCTAGACCTTTACAGACCTAGACCGATCCCCGACCTACCACTAGGCGGTCTCTTGCTCCTGGAGCGCGCATGCTCGCAGGAACTCCAGCGTCTCCAGGATCTTCTCCTTGCTGCCCTTGATCCCGAAGTAAGCCTTCACGTCCTTCAATCGCCAATGGCGATGGGGCTTCATGCCGTGACTGCAGAACATCCTCAAGTCGCGCACGCTGCAAAGCAGGTTCCACGTCGGCCAATCGAACTTCTTCGATCCGCCATCAATGAGAAGGTCGAACGTCTGTTCGGCGTCGTCCAGGCCAGCCCAGAAAGGAGCGGAGAAGTCGAAATCTTTCGAAGTGAATTCCATCAGAGAAGCCCCCTCGCTTTCGCGACTTCAGCGAACATCGAACTGTCGGCAGCCTGGACAGCGACGAACTCTTCGAAAGCTGAAGCCACGTCCCATCCCTCATCGAAGAAATCGCGATAGAAGAAGAGGTCGGGGAAATCGTGGAGCCCCATGCCGAATTCGGCAGAGATCATGCCGTCCAGGCGAGTAACCCATTCCTTGAATTTCATTCTCATGTCTGAATAGTGGTAGGAGCGAGCCCGATTGGCTCGCCGTTGCCCCTATTCTAGCGTCCCTGCGAGGGGTTGCAAGGGTTCGGGAGCAAAAAATACCCCCTAGGATTCCCCTAGGGGTTTTCCCTAGGGTTGCCGCCGAAATCGCTGCGCGATTTCCCCTAGGGGTTTTCCCTTAGGGGAACCGACCTAGGGATCCTCCGACCTATCGCTACGCGATTTCCCCTAGGGGTTTTCCCCTAGGGGTTCCGACCTAGTCCGACTGGGGATTTCCCCGAATCGCTACGCGATTTCCCCTAGGGGTTTTCCCCTAGGGGTTTCGACCTAGTCCGACTGGGGATTTCCCCAGGCAGGGAAAATCGCTTCGCGATGGGGTTTTCCCCTAGGGGTTTCTCCTCAGCCGACCGAGACTTTCCCTATTAGGGAAAATCGCTTCGCGATGGGGTTTTCCCCTAGGGGTTTTCCCATAGACGACCAAGAAATACCCCACCCAGGGAAATACCTGAGTGGGGTAGGGGAAAGCCCTAGCTTGTTTTTTGCTGGAGCTTCAGGGCCTTCTCAAGTTCTTGGCGAGTGAAGTTAGTCACCTTCTCCTCTCGCTTCCCGTAACGGACTTGAATACTGACAAGCCCCTTCTCCATATGGAGAAGTTCGGGGACCGTTGTATAGGTCGATCCCCACGGCGTATTAATGACGAAGTCTTTCGGCTCGATCATGTCCGTCAGGAGCGCCTTCTTCGAATTGTAGACACGCCCATAAGCAGGCGAGAAATTTGCGAATCGCATAGTTTGAAGTGGTGGGGAGTCGCCGGAGTGGCGATCTCGAAGATCAAATTGTACGGCGAAATCAAGGCTAGGAGACATAAAAAAATGGTATCTATTTTTAGGGGGTTACCCGTAGGTCACTAAGGGAGGGTTTTCCGTTTGGCGTGGTCCGGGTTTACCCGTAGTGTCAAGAGGGCTTTCCCTAGTTCAAGGGTATGACCTAGACCGACCCTGGTTCTCCCCGAAGTCGCAGAGCGACTTCCCCTAGGGGAAGTCCCGTAGGTGCATCGACTGGGGTTTTCCCCGAATCGCAAAGCGATTTCCCCTAGAGGTTTTCCCTTAGGGGAACCGACCTAAGGGTTCCCCGACCTATCGCAAAGCGATTTCCCTTAGGGGTTTTCCCCTAAGGGGTCCGACCTATCGCAAAGCGATTTCCCCTAGGGGTTTTCCCTTAGGGGGTCCGACCTAGCTTCGCTAGGGTTTTCCCCTAGGGGTTTACCCATAGGCCGACCAGACTTCCCCCACCCTGGGGAAATCCCCTATGGGGCTATGGGTAACTCCGTACCCGCTACAGGGAAAACCCCTAGGGGTTTATACTGTTAACAGACCCGACTTTCCCCTAGGGGAAATTACCTATTGGGCTATGGGTAATTACCTATTGACACTACGGGTTTACCCATAGCCACATAAGGGAGACCACCTACCAAAATAGGGACAACCCTTAGGGGTCAACCCTTACGTCTGAAACGCTCTGTGTTGGCCTGTGTTGGACGCTGGCCCGAACGTGGGCTAGGACCCTCAGACGAGACGAACGTCGATTTCTATGGGTATTCCCTATGTTTCGAGCGCCTGGCTATGGGTAATCCCCTAGGGGCAAGAGGGCTTACCCTGGAACGGGCCGGAACGGGCCGGAAGTGTTCCGGAGTGCCTCATTTTGATAAATAGCTATTGTTATTCATTAAACATAGCTACTAGTTACTAGTTATTTGTTACTAGTCTAATGTTTGTATATGCCATGCGGAACGGTCTAGAATAAATATAATTATTAATGAAAACCGCCCTGGAGACCATGCCAGTAACGATTTAGCCACCGCAGATCATACTAGGAACGGAACACCCCGCTCCCCCTTTTCTCTAAGAGAAAGAATAAATATATATATACAACTAACCTATAGCATATAGCCCAGATCCGATCGGCTAGACGGTCGTTCCGGTGTTCCAGGCGACGAGGGTATTCCCCTAGGTGAAAGCCCATCGACAGATTCTAGACTCGGTCCGCCCCGTTCCCCTGGATTATGGTACACTTTAAAGGCTAGGCAATTTCGCCTAGTATTTGCTCTCTAATAACATGAATCAAAAAATTACGCGCCGCTCGGCGTGCCTGGATATTCGTACCCGTTGGTCTTCTATTGTCGATAACGCTATCGACAACGGTCTTCGGAAAACGCTACGGGATAGCGCGATCGATGCACTACCTAAAGGCGACACGTTTAACCTGTCACGCCCAAACTCGAGTGCCAAGGTGGATAAGGGAAGAAAGATCGGTATCGATACCTTGATCCTTTATCTATCGCCAGCGGGAGAAGCTGTTACTAGCACATTGTGCGAGGATAGCGTTCCCGCTTGTCGTGCACTTTGCCTAGGCCATAGTGCTGGGCGAATGATCATGACACCTAGCAAGCTTGCTAGGCTCTGGCGAACTGCACTATGGCTAGGCGATAGGGAAGCGTTTATTCGCTTGCTTATCATGGACCTGGAATCGCTGGCACTATCGGCTAAGAAACGCGGACACGTTACGGCGTTCCGTTTCAACGGCTCTACCGATATTGAAGTTCCCGACGTTATCCGCTCCACTTGCGAGCGCCTGGGCGTTAATGGCTACGGCTATACTAAGTCGCTAGCTCGTGCTATGGCTTCGGTAGGTACTCGATACCCTTTGACGTTTTCCTTTTCGGGTAACGTGGACCGAGCACTAGTCGCTAGGGACCACGGAGCGAACGTCGCTATGGTATTTGATACCGCTGTCGGCCAAGAATTGCCGGACGCTATCGTTCTCGGGCACGAGCCCGTAGGCGTTATCGACGGCGATATTTCCGACGCTAGGTTCCTGGATCCGAAAGACGCAGACGGCCGAGGACTTATCGTCGGTCTACGCTTCAAAAAGGCGAAGGCCATTGATAAGGGTCTGAAACAAGCTATCCGCTCCGGATGGGTTGTGGAAGCCGATAGGGTAGCCTTTTAGGCTACCCACTAAATAACAGGGGGACCCTACGGGGTCCCCTTTTTTCGTTTCCGTCCGGCGGGAGCTGGAACCCGTCGCCCTGGAGCTGGAACCCATCGCCCTGGAGCTGGAACCCGACCCCCACGACCCCCACGACCCCTTGACTCGACCCGACCCCGGAACGGCAGACTCGACCCGACCCCGGAACGGCAGACTCGACCCGACCCCGGACTGCGGGTTTACCCGAACCAGACTACAGACATAAAGCGCCCCGGAATTAGCTCCTGACTCTGTACACCTCTGGACCGTTTGCTAGACTGACCGAGTCGCTGAAGCATTCCGCTTCGGCCCAACTCCTACCTATCATGCGAACCTACATCGCTCGCGGCTCCAACGCATGGAACGCCGCGACTAACAAGACGGAGGCGGTCATCCGCCTGATGGCCCGAGGGGTCTCCCTCGACAAGATCGCCCTGGTCTCCACCGAGGGCCGGGCCACGGTGGACTGGAACGGGTCCGTGAACTCGACCCAGAGCATCCGCGACGAGCGGCTCACCTTCGGTGAGTTGGCCGACGCCCTCTACGATCGGATGACGGACGTGCAGGAGGTCCTGGCCAAGCTCCTGGAGGACGACGTGCTGGCCACGAAGGACTTCCCCACGTCGGCTCAGGACTACCTGGAGGAAGCCACGAAGCGCGTGGGGGACCTCGTGGACCATCCCATGAGCGACCTGGAGTCGAACCTCCTGGAGAACGGGGAGGTGAAGTCGTGAGCCTCACGAACCGCTACATGGCCGATTGCAGTGGGGCCGTCAAGCCCGAGGTGGGCATGCCCGCGACCCTGCTCTACTGGTCCGATCGGAAGCCCGCCACGGTCATCCGCGTCTCGCCCTCCGGGCGCGAGGTCGCGATCCAGCGCGACCGCTCCACGCGGATCGACGACAACGGCATGTCGGAGGGACAGGTCTACGAGTACGAGCGCGACCCGGACGCCCTCGTGGAGGTCTTCACCCTTCGCAAGAACGGGCGCTGGGTCGAGAAGGGCAGGCGTATGGGCCAGGGCCTTCGCCTCGGCCTCGGCTACCGCGAGGAGTACTACGACTACTCGTTCTAGATCCCCAAGGGGGCCGGGCAGGCCCCCGCACCCGCCGCTCACCCGGCGGGCGTCGCCTCCTGTCTGATGGAGGCCCCAGGCGCACGGACGCGCACCCTACCAACCCCTACCGCCCCGATCCGATGATCACCATCCCCGCAGACGCCTACACCGGGCAGCTCGACCTGCTCCTGGCGGACGGCACCGTCGTCTACATGGACGGCTGCTCCCGCTGGCACGCCGCCCACCCGGACGGCACCGAGACCTACCTGGGCCGCGCGGCCCACCTCAACCCCCCGTCCCTGTCTGGGGACGGCGGCTACGACTACGACACCTACACCGAGAGGTTCGCCCGATGAAGCGCACCCCTTTCGTGACCCTGCACCGAGGCTCCGTGGAGGAGCCTATCTTCGACGCGCTGAAGAACGCCGAGGGCGTGCAGCCCGACCCGAACATCCTGAGCCCGAGAGGGCTCAAGGACCTGATGCTCCTCTACCTGGAGCCCGGCAGCCCCGACGTGCCCGCCTGGGCCGACGAGGTCTGCAACGGTGCGGGCAGCGCCTACCGTAACTCCGGGCCTTTCAAGCTCCGCGCGGTGAGCACCGCGTGCGGCCTAGACCTCAGCCTGGAGGTGAACTCCAAGACCTCGCTTCACGCGCTCCTCTCTTTCGAGACCTTGCTGAAGGCGCTGGTCGAGGAAGGCAACGGATGCACCGTGATCGTCGACCACTTGGAGGACTGACATGCGATACCCCTACCGAGAGCCCCTTCACCGAGAAGCGACCGCCGTGTTCTGCAAGACGGCCCGCGCCATGGGGCACAAGCCCATCACCCGCCGCGCCAACTCCGTCATCGGGGTCTGGCTCAAGGACGGGCGCGACATCCCCGCGCTCGCGATCTACGAGGACGACCTGGGCAACTGGGTCATGCTCAACGAGAACGGCAAGGTCCACCAGTACACGCACGACGAGGTGGTCTGATGAAGCTCTTCGACCGCTTCGAGGAGGCCCGCCAGTGGGCCTTCGACAACCTCAAAGGCTACCCGGCCCACAGGGTAGTCTGGATCGAGTACCATTCCGCGTGGGCCGTTGAACTCTACCCTGATGGACCCCTGGAGCCACGATGACTGACCACGACTTCACCTTTGAGCTGTGCGGAGCCTATTTCAAGGTCTCCTACAGCCTGACCCCGATGTGCCGCGAGACCGGGACCTCGGACCTGATCAATTCCTCGCTCCGCGTGGAGTGTACCGAGATCGAGGACCCCGACCTCGTAGCCCAGGAGCTGCTCGGGCTCCCCAAGGACCCGATGGACCCGAACCACGGAGACATCAAGCGCCCGGACGGTGAATCGTTCCACCAGGGCGAGGACTTCTACGAGTCCGTGCTCCTGGCCGTGGACGCCGAGCTTGACCGCGAGGGCGACCTGTTCGACCGTGTCGTGGAGGCTGGCTGGTGATTCACCGATACCAACCCGTCATGCTCCGATGTGACGGCGAGACGCCTGACGAGACCGACTGGAAGATCTCTCCCTACGGGGCCGAAGAGCCCGACCGGGAGTGCTACTGGGTCCCCTCGTTCGAGGAGGCCCTGGAAGAACTCAAGTATTGGCGAGAGTGGCACGTTGCCAACCCCGACCCCGACCCCCTGAATTGACATGACCGAAGAAGAGATCAAGCAGCTCATCGAAGACCTGCGAAACCTGAAAGGCGACGAGATGTACCTCGCGACCATCGCGCTACCGATGAAGATCATTGTGGACGTGCTCAACGAGATGTACGGCACGATGGACGAGGCCGAACCCTTGACCCGCGACCACATGGTCGTGCTGCGCGGAGGCAGTGCTGTGCTGCACGAAGCGACCGAGACCATCCAGGCCGTCATCGACGGCTACTTCGAAGAGAACCCCGACCCCGACCTGAACTGATGAAGAACTACTCGCAAGGACCCCGCAAAGACTGCCTGCACGGACGCCTGTGGAAGCGCAAGATTCGTCGCTTCCGCAGAGAGAACTCGGATCGGATCGAGTCCGAATACCAGTGGGAGCTGCTCTGGGACGGCCTGAGTCCTTCCACAGAGAGCATGACCGCACTGGCCACTGCTGAGGACCTGTCTCAGCGAGCCTTCGACCCGCTCTGCTCCGAAGACGTGGCCTGCGCCACGCTGCGCGACCCGATGACGGCGCTCATTGCGACCCTGGACAGCCACGGGCTCGTCCCCCGCAGCTGCTTCGCTAACCCGCTCGACCGGGGGGTGATCACCAACCCGGCTCCGCTGCTGCCGATCCTGATGAAGCACGCGGCGATGCAGCTGAAGCTCCAGGGCGTCGGCCCGACCGAGGACTGTCTCATTCAAGGCAACGTCGAGGTCGAGCTGTGACCATCGTCAAAGACGAGCCGTTCCTTTCCGGCAGGGCGGGGTGTATCCTCTCCTACCTGTTCTTCGCCCTGGCGCTGGCCCTCACCTTCTTCGTGTAGTATGTTCGTTGACCTTGCATTGAAGACCCTGATCGTGGGTCTGTTCCTCGGAGCCCTCGGATCTATGTGCGCCTACGTTGGCCACGAGTACGGATTCGAGTCGGGCATCGGCTTCTCGTTCTTGGGCGCTATCGCCCTTTCCTCTACCTTGCTGGCCTCGTCCAGCCCTCGACAATGAAACGTATTTCACCGGGCCACGCCGCCCTCATGATCTCCCAGCTCCCGCGCAACGGGCAGCTCTTCTCCTGCAAGTGGATCAAGAAGAACGGCGAGGTGCGCTTCGGCACCTTCCGGCTGGCCGAGACCATGTCCAAGGACAAGACCGGGGAAGGACTCAAGTTCGACCCGGCCAAGAAGGGCCTTCTTGTCGTCTACGACACGCGCAAGAAGGCGTACCGCATGATCACCGTTTCGACCATTGTCGAGATGAAGATCGACCGTGAGGAGTACCTGATTGTCAGGGACTCCGTTCTCGAACCCACCCCCGCAGAGCTTCCTTTCTGATGCAGAACTTCCCCGAACCCGACGAACCCTACGACGCCTCTGTCTTCGTGCCTGAGCCTGACCAGACCGCTGAGGTCATCCGAGAGCTTCGGAAGAAGTCCAAGCTGTCGCGAGCCCAGGTCGCCGTCAAGGCAGGCATCGGCATCGGCGTGCTTGAGCGCGTCGAGCAGGGTAAGCAGAGCCCGTCCCTGATGACCCTCCTGGGCCTCGCCTACGTCTTCGACGTTGGCGTCGAGGAGATCCTGGACGCGGCTCACGACGTGCCGTACAAGGCATGAATCCGCTCGTAGCTATCGCTGTGGCACCGCTGCTCCCGTATTGGCTGCTGTACAAGGCAGTCGAGTGGACGTGCCTCCAGCTGTCTGACTGAGTTGTATGGAAGTCCCAGGGCCGCACCCCTGGGGCTTCTGCTATTGTCGAAGATCGACCCCTTTCCGCACCTATGCCCGGACTCCTCACGTTCCCTACCCGTTATGTCCCCGGCTACGGACCCGACCGCCCGCTCACAGCAGGGGGAAACTGGTTCGAAGGCACGACCGCGTTCACACAGCGGTTTGACTCTGCTGCCCACGGCGTCTGCTACGAGCCCGTGCTCGTCGATGGCCTCGCTGTAAGACTGACGAAGCCTGCCGTTCGCCAGAACATCATCAAGCCCGATCAGGTGCGCTGCCAGTGGATCGCGGTGGACGTGGACCTGCCGGGCAAGGCCGACTGGACCGAGGCGCTCCTGGGCGAGCACAACGCGCTGCTGGAGGCTCTGCCCTACCCTCTCAACCAGTGGCTCTACTGGCACACGACCGAGCACGGGTATCACCTGTGGTACTTGCTCGACGAGACCGTGATGCCGCACCAGCACGAGAGTCTGTCTCAGTCCGTGCGCGACGGGCTGGTCCTCAACGGGGTCGAGGCCGACGAGACCTGCCGCGACTGGACGCGCCTCGTGGCGCTGCCCAGGATCATCAAGGAGAACGGCATCAGCACTGCCGAGCAGCCCTGGTTCTCCGAGCGGTGGCAAGCTGGCGAAGACGGGCTCGCACTCACGCTCCAGGTCGGGTCGATCTCTGTCGCAGCGGCAACGCCTTCCAAAGGCCCGGCCATGCCCGTCTCGACCGGGTCTGGTCCCTCATTTGCCTACAGCCCCGAGGACGCGCTCGGGCTCGTCTACACGCACGGCGACCTGGACTACCCGACCGAGAAGGGGCGCATCCTTCGCAAGGCGGTTGAGAGCAGCCTCATGCGGGCCGGGAACCATACCATCGCCGCCGAGCAAGTCCTCGACGGTCAGCCCTTCCCGCAGGGGATGCGCGACACGTCCGTGGCACAGACCGTGGGCTGGCTGGTCTCGAAGGCCCGGTCGGTCTCAGCCAAGGGCATCACTCCCGACCACCTGCTCGGGCTGCTCTTGCCCGCGTGCCAAGCGACAGACATCGACTCAGGTCCGCAGGACAACGGCAGGCCGTGGATCGAGAAGGCGGCAGAGAAGACCCTGGAGTACTGGCGCTCAGACGAGGAGTCTGCTGCACGCAAGCAAGTCGAGCTGATCCGCAAGGCACAGAACTCGACCACGCCCGAGGGCCTGTGCGACCTTCTCTACAACAAGCTGAAGGACCCGCTCCTGAACCGTGCGACCAACGAAAGCTGGTACGAGCAGCTTCAGACGTATGCGTTCGTTCAGACCTCGGCCACTAGCGTGTTCTGCCTCGCACCCAACGGCTGCTACCAAGGGCCGTTCCCCTCGTTCCTGATGGCGATCGGGATGTCTGCACGGAATGGGGTCGGGGTACTGCTCGGCGTGCGGTGGATCGACGACTCGGGCAAGACCAAGGAGATCTCTGAGTCGAGCGCCAAGAAGGACTACTGCCGCTTCGCGACGGTCGAGCGGCAGGTCTATCACCCGCTCTCGATCCCTGAAGAGGATCGCTTCGAGCCTACGCGCCTGGACCAGCAGCAAGTGTGCCTCTTCGAGCGCAAGTTCAGGCCGCAGGAGATCGCCGCCGCACGCAGCGAGTGGGTCGAAAAGTACCTGCACGTCCTGACCGGGTCGTCGCCCGAAAAGCTCACCGAGGACTACAGGCAGCTGATCTACTGGCTGACCTACCTGCGAGACTTCGACAGCTCGCAGCTGCCCATGCTGTACATCTACGGCACCGCTCGTTCGGGCAAGACTCTCCTGGGCAACGCCATTGAGATGCAGGCGGCGACCGCTCGCCCGAGCACTGCCGGGGGCAACTACAACTCGCACTACGCCAAGGGCCTGATCCTGATCTACGACGACGTGCAGCCGATCTCCTACGGCAACCACGGGCAGATGAAGCGGGCCTTGGGCGAGTTCCTGAACGTACTGTCGGGTCAGCAGGTCGAGGTCCACGAGAAGTACAAGGACGCGCGGGGGCTTCAGTACCCCTGGCGCGTGGTCGTGCTCAACAACTCGTCGGCGTTCTTCGACGACCTGATGCAGTCCCACAATTCGCACTCCGACCGAGACAAGCGAGACGCCCTGGCTCGTCGAAGCATTCTGCTCAAGGTCAACCCGTACTGCCGCGAGTGGTTGTTTGACAATGCTAGGGGCCGGGCCGACGTGGTTTCGGAAGTCGCCGCGCACATCGCGTGGATGAATCAGAACCGTGAGGAGCTTCAGCCCATCTTCTCGGAGTATGAGAAGCTCGCGGAGCCCGGAGGCATGCGCCTCGTGTCGAACACTCTGGCGATGGGGACCGCAGAGTCTTCGCAATCTCTGGACGAGATTCAGATGATCGCCGCCGTGGTCCGTCAGCTGTCGAAGTGCCTCCGGTCGAGCATGATCAACGACAACTACGCGATCATGGATCGCTCGGGACAGGTCCTGGCTGTGCGCGGGGCCTTGATGGAAGCTCTTGGGGCCAAGGAAGCGACGACTTCGCAGCGGTTCCACATGAAGCAAGCCATTGGCTCGGTCATGAACCAGTGCGGAGTCAGTGCTACTCAAGGCACTGCCATGCAGAAGGTCGAGGGGCAGTGGGTCGAGTCACCCACCAAGTCAGGCAAGCGGCGATGGTTCGCACTCGACTTCCAGGCGCTCTCGCATTTCTGCGAGTTCCTGCCGCCGGGGATCGACCACACAGTGCAGGAGCTGATCGAGGAGTGCCAGGAGGTACGAGACCTTGGACTATAAGAGCGATAGCTTTGATCCGCCCAAGGGCGCGATGGTTGCAACCACAACTTCGATCAAGGAGTGGAAGGACTGTAAGCGCAAGTGGTACTTGACCCGCGTTGCCGGGATGCCCCAGCCCGCTAACGCCGCGTTTAGGATCGGTTCGATCTTGCACCTGTGTGTGGAGCGTTGGCTGCTGTGCCCTCAGGACACCGTCCCGGCACCGGGGCAGCTCCCTGACCAACCTGTGGACGAGCATGGCAACTATGGCTCCGGCAGCGTCCTGTACAACCAGACCCCCGGCAACCAAGTCGATCTATTTCCCCACGAGTGGTGGAAGTACCAAGACCGAGACGGGCGCTGGAACGAGATCGACGAGCCCGATCAAGAGCTAGTCAAAGCCCTGGTGCGAGAGGGAATCTCTAACGGCACCGTGGTGCGGCTTCCCGAGGGGCAGGTCGAGAAGAAGTTCTGGCTCCCCTTGGACGGTAACCAGGGCCTGCTCTGGCTCACCTCCCTGGCTGACTACCACAGCGCCCCGTTGGCCACGCTCGAAGACCACAAGACCACCAAGTCCCTCAGGTGGGCCGTCAACGAAGACACGATCGCTGACAACTACCAGCTTCAGATCTACGCGCTCTGGATGTGCGACGAGTATGAGATCGAGGACGGAGTTCACGTCGCGCACAACATCTTCATCAAGGACTACCTGAACCCCCGCACAAAAAAGGTGCAAGGGTTCATCTCCAAAGACAGGACCGAAGAAATGCGGAGCTACCTCCGCTCTACCGTTCAGGAGATGCTAGACTTGAGGGACGCCTCTCCCGATTGGGAAGAGGTCACTCCGAATTGGTCGTCGTGCGATTCCTACGGCGGCTGTGTCTATCGAGGCATCTGTTCAAACCTCGAATCCATTTCTGATTTTCAACTACGCATGAACCCTCCCACCCCTACCTCGCCTCAACTCGCTTCCGGTCCCCCTCCCCTGGCTAACTCAGCTCCTGCTGTAGCCAAGCCGAACCTTGAGACAGCACGAGGCAAAGCCCCCTGGGCTGCTCCGGCGTGTCCTGTGTGCGGGGGACTAGGCGTTCAGATCAACGGCAGTGCGTGCCCTCACTGCCAGACCATCACGGGCATCCTGCCCATGAACTACACATGGGGCTGGAACACTCAAGGTGACTTTGAGGTCTGGCACGATGCCCCTGAGCACACTCGTGCCGCCGCGCCCGAGCCCGAGCCGGAGCCCGAGCCCACGCCGGGTCCTGAGCCCGCCGCTCCCGTCGAGGTCCCTGACCAAGGTTTTGGAGACCGCCTGAAGGTCGTCGGCAAGGAAGGCTACAAGGGCAAGGGACGCCCGCCCAAGGCGTTCACCCTGTACATCGACTGCTTGCCTTCAGGAGGCATTGAGAAGGTGTGGCAACTCTCAGCCGCACTGAAGGTCATCAGCGACCTGTACCAGGAGCGCGTTGGAGAGAGCTACTGGGCGGCTGACACATGGAAGCGAAGAGACTTTCAGCAGCTTTGTCTCCCTGACGTGATCGCCGCTGTGGACAAGGAAGCTGTCTACGTCAATAGCGACATCTACGAGATCAAACAGCTGGCAGGGATGCTCGAAGCTCACGCGGGCAAGGTCGTTCGAAGCACTGCTTCTCGATGAGGACTCTCCAGCAGGACAACCAACGCATAGCGCAGCTGCCTGTGATGCCTCGTCCCACCGAAGAGTGGGCCGTGGAGTACTCGAAGCACGTCACGCTCGCGTCTGCTCCACTTAACCCGGACGGCTCACCGTTCACGTTGAAGCTGGAGCAGGCGTGGGCGCTGGCGAGCTACCAGCAGTACGGCGGCTTCTTCGCGCCTATCCCCGTGGGCGGCGGCAAGACTTTGATCTCTTTGTGTGTGCCGCACATCGGCTTCAAGTTCCGTGGGCACAAGAAGGCCATGCTGCTAATCCCGCCCAGTCTGGGCGACCAGCTCATTCAGCGAGACCTGCCCTGGGTCCGCGAGCGAATGCCGCTGGGGTACAACTGGTACAGCCTTGTCGGCAAGTCAAAGGCCGCGCGGACCAAGATCATCAGCAAGGACCGTCCGGGGCTCTACATCGTGCCGTACACGGCGCTGTCTAACCTCGACGGACTGGAAGTCATGCGAGGCATTTCACCTACGCTGGTGATTGCCGACGAAGCCCATACGTTGGCCAACGACTCGGCCCGCTCAAAGAGGTATTGGGGCGTGCTTCAGGAGATCGAGCAAGCTCAGGGTCGTCCTGTCGAGTTCTGCGCGTTGTCTGGCACGATGGCAAAGAAGCGGCTCAAGGACTTCTGGAAGCTCATGCGTCAAGCGATGGGTGAGAACGCGCCGCTGCCATTGAACTCTCAGAACCTCGACGAGTGGGACGAGACGATGGCAGCAGACGGCAACAACTACATCACCCTTGCGTGCTCCTGGTTGCCTCCCTGGGCCGAGATCCAGTTCCCTGACGAGAAGTTCACGCGAGACACCGTAGGCGCACGAGCGGCCTTTCAGGCCCGTCTGAAGAGCGCCCCTGGCGTGATCACGGGAGGTGACGCTTCCTGCGCCGCCGACTTGAAGATCGGTCACTTCGAGGTGCCGGACGATCCTGGGGCAAAGGGCTGGGACGAGCTTCAGCAGATGAAGCACAACCTGGAGACCCTAGGCATGAAGCCGAACGGCGAGTTGGTCTCTACGCCGATGCACATCTACAACATCTCAGCCGAGCTGTCTTGCGGGTTCTACAACGACCCGTTCTGGCCAGAGGCTGAGGTCGTATCTCGACGCAAGGAAATCTCAGTCGCAGAAGCGGAGGTGCTGCTTGATCGCTCGAAGCGATACCTTGAAGCAGACCAGACGTACCGTTCTGTGCTGTTCCCGTGGGTGCGGTCCAGCCCCCTGGGTTTTGACTCTGACCTACAGGTCGGCCAGAAGATCGCTAACGGAGAGACGCAGGGTATCGACTCTGCGGTCGTCCAAGGGTGGCATGAACGGCAAGCAGCTGACTTCGAGCATCGCATCGAGAGAGATCACCGCTACGTCATGGTCTGCGACTGGAAGCTGGACGCCGTGGTCTCGCGGGTCAAGCGCGTCGTGAAGGACCGAAAGACGGGCACCCTGGTGTGGGCACATAACCACGCAGTGGTGGATCGCCTGATCGAGAAGCTGCAAGGGGCCGGGTTGGAGACTTACGGCGTCAGTCCTCGTCACGCGAAGCGCAACATGGACCTGCTGTACGACAAGAGCTACCGCAACTGCGTCTTCGTCTTGAGCCTGGGCCGCTGCGCTCACGGGCTCAACCTTCAGCACAACTTCCACACGAACGTCTACGCCCAGGTCGTCCGCTCGGCAGCGTACTTTGAGCAAAGCCTGGGCCGCACGCACCGCCAGGGGCAGCAGGCCGAGGAGGTTTACGCTGAGGTCGTGTTGACGGAAGGAACCGATCACGATACCCTCGGAGCGTGCCTCGTTGAGGCGACGTTTACCCACCAAGTTTTGGGTAATGATCACAAAGCTATCTTGGCGGCATGGGATCCGCCTCCGCGACTGCCCCCGCCCGAGATGCTTAGGAGCAAGGTGCCGAACGTAGAATCTTTGGCACCATCAGTAGCAAGGGAGTACCTCCGTAGGTTCGGATGTGCCTGAGCTAACAACCACGAGACTAGAGATAGAGATGAACGAGAACGCCCCCACCCTTCCTCCGAACGCCCCGCAACAGATGGCTGCTCAACCGCAGCCCCTGAGCTTCGACTTTTCCGAAGGTGATTCGAAGCAGGTCATGCAAGGCAGCGGCCCGACTTTCCAGCCGGGCACCTACTGGTGGACTCTGACCAAGGTCGAGTACCGCCAGTCCAAAGACCCTCAGAAGTCCGGCGCGATGCTGGCCATCATTGAGGGTGTGATCACCAAGAACCTGTCCGCTGACGGCACCGGGGAGTCTCCGGGCGTCACCCGCGCTTGCGTCTTGGTGAAGAGCAACGAGTTCGGCTTCTATCCGACCATCCGCAAGTTCCTGGCTTGCCTCCAGGAGATCTCGGACCCGAACCAGACTCGCACCAACTCGTTCAACGACGTGCTCAACAACCCGGCGACCTACGCTGGGGTGACGCTCAAGACGCGAGTCACTCAGAAGATGTCCAGGGCGAACCGCCCGTACAACATCTTCGATTGGGACGGCATCGTCTCCGACGCGGAAGTCGATGCTCACTTCGCAACGAACCCTGAGCTTGACCTCCTCGCTCGACCCTCCGGCAGTAGGGCCGCGCAAGGTCTCGGATCTCCTTCTCAGTACTTTGTCACGAAGTAGGACTCAGTTGGCAGACTGAGGTCTAGGGGGGAGCTTTTGGTAGGGGCTTCCCCCGTTTCTATTTGAGGTTGCTATGCGCTTCTACGGCATCGACACAGAGACGTTCCCTATTTCAGGAACGCACCCATACCCGCAAATGGTCTGCGCTCAGATCTCATGGCAAGACTCTGATCGAGTTCGTGCCTGGGTCGCCAGCGCCAAGTGCGACCGGGACCAGCTCCTTTCGTTTTTGCAAGGGGTCCTGGCAGACCCAGAGGCGAAGTTCGTGCTGGCCAACGCGCAGTTCGACATGATCGTTCTCTCGCTCTGGGAGCCTTTGCTGGAGCCCTTGATTTGGGAAGCCTACGCCCAAGGCCGCGTGGTCGATATCTTGACGATGCACAAGATGCTGGCCTTGGCCGAGTGGGGCGACATTGACAGCACGCCGTTTGATGATCCGAACCGTCAGGCAGAGTACAGCCAAGCGTCATTGACCCGGTGGTACTTGGGAAAAGACCGTGCTCAAGAGAAGAAGAGCAGCGTCCGCACGGAGTACTCGTTCGTAGACGGGGTGCCAGTAGGCGAGTGGGAAGAGGAGTTCGTCAGGTACGCGATGGATGACGCTGCTGACCTGATCGTCATCCTGGAGCGCCTTCTGAACCGATCAGACAAATCCCTTGGGCGCGAAACCCTACTACGACTGGCGGGGAAGCGAGCTGCCAAGCATCTCGCCCTTGGCTGGATGACTTACAACGGGATGCGCGTCGATAAGGAGCGCGTCCTCTGTGTGGAAGACGAGGTTGAGACTGAGCTTGACCTTTCAAACTTCCCGAACTTGATCGAGCAGGAAATCATCATCCCCCCGCAGCCTCCGGTGCCTTACGCCAACGGTGCCAAGGCTCACGTCAAAGGCTGCAAGACCCCAAAGACGTGCGAGTGTCCCCCTAAGCTCGCCGCAGCAAAACGTGAGGTGCTCAAGCGCAAGAAGCTCCAAGACTTGATGCTTTCCGCCGCCAGGAAGGCACCGAATTTCAAGCTGGCACTGACGGACAAAGGCGTCTCAGAGCACGACGCTATGTTCGGGGAGCGGGTCAAGTCTCTACCCGCAGTGGACGAGAAGTTTGACCAGCACCCTGAGTGGGTCTCGACTAACAAGAAGGTGTTCACGCCGTTGGTCCCTTTTGACGAGACCGTAGCGGAGTACGCACGAAGGGCAGCAGTCATCAAGATGCGAACGGACTACGTCCATCGCTTCTTCTGGGACGTAGGCAACGGGATGCCTAAAGCAAAGGCAATGGTTCAAGCGTCGAAGTCCACGGAGGCGCAGAGCGACAGCTTCAATGCGGAAGCGATGGACATCCAAGTGACAGACCGGATGCGGTTCAACTTCAAAGAGTTGGTCTCGACGGGGCGCACTGGTTCGTTCGCCGGAACTCTTTACCCGTCGATGAATGGGCAGAACCCTGACCCGCGCATTCGCGTGGCCCTGGTCGCGGACCCTGGCTACATCCTCTACTCAACCGACTACGGTGCCCTGGAGCTGCGCTGCGCTGCGTGGCGGTGCCTTCAGGAAGGGATTGACAGCGTCCTCGTCAAGCTGTTTCGGGACGGCAAGTGCCCGCACCAGTACCTCGGTGCCGCGCTCTTGAGGGACCTGGGAGAGAACGTCCCGATGGACCTGCGAGGGGCGCAGGGCATGGAAGCCTATGCCGCTTTCGAGGCCCTGAAGAAGTCTGACCCCAAGCTGTTCAAGATGTGGCGCACCCTAGCCAAGCCGACCGGACTGGGAAACTGGGGAGGCATGGGTCCTGCGACTGCTCTCGTGACGGCGCACGCGCCGCCGTACAACCTGACGCACATCACCTTGGATCAGATGACTGCAGCCCGTGAAGTCTGGCGTGCCGAGTTCCCCGAGTGGTCAGAAGCCTTTAACGTCTTCAAAACGAAGCTCGTGGATGAGGAGTTCTCTCATTACGACCAGGAGGGCGAGCGCCAGACCCGGTACATGGTCATCACTCCTGGCGGAATGGTCCGACGAAACTGCGTGTACACCGTGGCCGCGAACGGTTTGCTGCTCCAGCCCCCGTCTGCTGAGGGCGTTGGCCACGCAGTCTTCGACTGTGTTCGGGCCAGTCGGGACGTTTCGCAGGGCAGCGCCGCCTACGGCGCGGTGTTCGTGGACTTCCTGCACGACGAACTTCTGTACCAGTTGCCCGAGCACGAAGACTTCGACCGCACGGAATCCATGCGGCACGAGATCGAGCGCCTTATGTGCGAAGGCGTAAATAAGGTTCTCACAGGCATTCCGATGACCGTAGAATCGGCGGCGATGTACCGCTGGGACAAGTTCGCCCCTGAGACATTCGACGAGCAGGGGCGCTTGGTTCCTGCCGACAAACCAATTCTCTAATGAGTAACGAAGACGAAGAGACTCTCCTTGAGTGGGGTCCCGACGAGGTCAAGATGTTTCATGACCTCAAGCACGCCAACCTGCTGGACCCGTGGCGAGACATGGTCGATAGGGCCATCAAGCTCATGACGGGCGTGGAGGCAGTAGACGAAGACTGGTGTGACAACTACCCGGCTTATGTTGCTCACCTGGAAGTCCAGGCGCTGCACATCATGGATTCTCGCCGCGAGGCGTTCAATTCGGACTACCAGTCCCGCAAGCAGTCAAGGCCGCGTAGGGGCTACGATTGAGCCGTGCGGATAGTCGCGTTTGACCCAGGGCTGCACCACTTTGTGTGGACATCCACGTCGTGGTCCGACGACGGTGCGCTCCAGGGAGTCGAGCAGGTAGGGCTTCTAGAACGCAAGAAGCCTCTGAGAAAGGGGCTGGACGCAGTCACAGACACAGTCAAGATGCTGACCAGCTGTGATATTGCCTCCTTATTTCCCCAGGAGCCCTACGACCGCTTCGAGGTTGTGCTGGTCGAGACTCAGCACTTCAAAGCACGGAACGTCCGCAAGGAGGACATCCGAGACCTAGCTATGGTCACCGGGGCTCTCGCGGCAGCGTTGGGCAGGGAAATCCAGTGGGCACCCACAGGCCAGGGTGGTTGGTCCACTACCAAGAAAGACATCCGCCGCGAGCGGCTGATCCAGTACTACCTGCCTGACGCCGACCTGAGCAAAGAGCACTTCGACTCCGTGCTGGTAGGTCACAAGCGAATCACGAAGCGGCAGTACCACGACGCAATCGACACTGTCGGCATGGCGCTTTGGCACGCCCGTGGACGCCCTCGGCAGGGCGTCTAGACCCCAGCCATCAGCTTGTGCGCCAGGGCGCTTAGAGCAGCTGCCACGGCCCCCAGCAAGGCAGTCAGCGCCCCCAGCAGCTTCTTGTTGTCTCGCAAGAAGCTCGTGATCACGATCGAGCTGTCCACACGAACGTCTTGGCAGTCCGTAGCCCGTCGCTTGCCTGAGTGGACGTTCACCTTCGGGACGATCTGGTTCAAAAAGAACTCAAAGCTGCCGTCCTCCTTTTTGATGGGCCACACGACCAAGTCGATCTGAACCGGGTAGCCGCTCTTCTTGAGGTAGGTCTTCGTCATGCGGAAGTGACTCAGCTCCCCTCGCGCCACTTGATCCTTCATGGCCACGGTCGCCATCACGTCTGAAGGGTGCGTGATATCTTGGTAGGTCAGAGCCTCAAGCTCGACCTGCGAGTACTCCAGCAGCTCACACAGCTTCTGGTTGACGGCCATGAACTTGCCGTCTTCGGACACAAGACAACAGCCGACCTCCGCAAGCCGCCAGAACTTCTCCAGCACTCGCCTCTCTACTGCTTCGAGCTTCATTAGAGGGTGATGTTGATGCGGATGTCCTTCGTGATCTCTTTGAGGTAGCTGCGGGCGGTGGTCCTGGCTGTTCGGCCCAGGATCTCCGCAGCGTCTCGTTTGAACCTGCCCTTGGCCTTGATCACAAAGTTGGTCGGGGTCAGAGGAGCGGCGTAGTTGGTCAGGATCAGCCTGCCTTCTTTAATCGCTCGCTTGAACTCCTCCGGCGGCATATCCAGCCTGGAGTTTGAGGCTTCTTCGTAGGTACGGTGATACCCTCCGCGAAGCCTTGGGTCGTCCTCCAGCGGGTTCGCAAAGAACGCCAGCTTGCGGGGAGGTGCAATCGTGACCGCCTTTCGGCCTCGGTCGATGATGTTCGCCCAGAAGAACGGCGTCTCGACTCGGAACGAGAAGCCCTTTGGAGTTGGCTGAAGAGGTGTCCTGAAGAAGCTCTCTGCCAGGGTGGTCGAGTAGATGCCCGCTTCAGCAGCGAGGTTCGCGACGTACAAGTCCGCTATCTGGTCCGTGGCCTGCCGAAGGCCCGGTTCCAGACGATCTACAAACTTGCGCGGCATCTACCGCCTCAGACCCTCGTCGGGATCCCTGTCGGGAGCAGCCGCCACTTGTTCGCGCTGACGCGCCACGGTGTTGAGAGCCGCCATGTCCATCGCCTCGTGCCACGTCTTGAAGCGGACCTTGGTTCCAGCAAAGCCACGAATCCCGCCGATGGTGGAGAACAGCGTGCGGTTCAGCCGCTTGGCAAGGTAGTTCTGAACAGGCGAGATGACGTTGCTCTGCATCGTCATGATGGCCTGAGCCATCTCGTTCGCCGCCCCCATCTTGCCAGGGGTCGTGATGCCTGCCAGAACAGGGGGGACTTGATTGGCTGAAGCAACCGAAAGGTTGATCGTGCCGTGCATATCCTGGAAGCCCGTGCCCTCAACGGAGTCGCCCACCTTGATGTGCTCGACCCAAGCACGGTCCTTGGAAGAGCTGGGCATGGTGAACAACGCACTCTGACCTTGGCGCGAGCCAGATGCGCCGGACATCACCTCGCGCATCTTCAGCAGCTGCTCTCCGTTGATCGGCATGCCGCCCAGGAACAGCATGTTCTGCGGCATGCCCCCGTTAAACATGTAGTCACTGACGCGCTGAAGAGCACGCACGTCCACGTCCATGTACGGCACGGCAGCAAGCCAGTGGGGCGCTCCGTAGCCTTCCCAGCGCGTGGTGGGTCGAGTGAAGTCCACGACCTCGTTCAGGATCTCTTGGCGCTCAAGGCTGACTTCGTCGGCAGCTCGCAGTTCCTGCATCTTGCGCCAGCGGGCAAAGAGCACTTCACCATCGTTGTAGCCGTTGAAGAGCGTGAAGTAGAATCGGTCCCGGCGCTTGTCCAGGTAGTGCGTGCGGTACACGTCCGGGGCAGGCAACCAGTACAGCGAGGACACTTGATCGTCAGAGTCTCGTCCACACTCCATGTAGGCGTTGCCCACGCCCCAGTAGTTGCCCGCAACCTGGGCCATCAGGTGGTCGAAGTCGTGCTCGCACATCGAGTCGAGCGTGTCGTACAGCTCCTCGGTGCGCTCGTGGTCAATGACGGGCAGCTTGCCTGCCGCGTCGGCGGTGCTGCTCTGGGCCAGTCCGGCCTTGGCTTGCGCCGTAGCTTCCTCGTCGATGACGCCCAGCCCGCACCCGACAGTCGCGCTGACCAGAGTCGCTTGACACGACCCGTGGTACGGACTGACCTCGATCATGGAGTCAGCAAGCTCCATGTTGAACGGATGCAGAACCTTGCCAGACTCTTGGGTCTTGCGCCCGCTGGCTTCTTGCCCCGGAAGGTCGCGAACCTTGTAGAGAGTCTTGCGAAGAGGCTCTTTGCTAGAGACCAAGTCGCCAGCTACCCAAGGAGTTGAGCTACCTCCAAAAGCGGCAGTGCCGTCTTCGAAAGGGTTATTGCTAGATGTGCGATCTTCCATAATGTAAGTAGGCCACTTGATCTTTGGTTAGCCTACTCGTAGTCAGTCTACTCATGGCAGTCAAACCGAAGAAGATCGTCGTCAGCAAAGTCACTCGCGTGGCTCTAGTTGACGAAGGGGCAAACCTCACGCCCGGCCTGTTCAAAAGTAAGGAAGGCGAAGAGGAACTGAATCTGGTTCCGATCATGAAGTCTGCTCCTGAAGAGGGGCTGCTCTACGGGATTGTCTATGCCCCGATGGTTGTGGACGCCCACGGGCACTACATGGACCGCGACAGCATCAAGAAGGCGTGCCACAGCTTTGGAAGCTCGGGTATGTCTTTGGACCTGATGCACCAGGAGGACAGCCTCGACAAGGCCAAGGCGGCGGTTGTTGAGTCGTTCATCATGAACGGCCAGGACGACCGCTTCCCCTCTACAGACCACTTGGGCCGCGAAATCCCGCACGACGGGTCGTGGGCCATGACCGTACAGCTCTTCGACGAAGAGCTTCGAAAGCAGGCTCGGGAAGGCAATCTTGCTGAACTGAGTTTGACCTCTCCCCCGGATGGTTACTCCTTGGAGGAGCCGTCCGATTCTGAGCTGGCTCTCTTGAAGTCAGCGACGACAACCCCGGAGCCTAAGGAGGCCCCTGAGGAAACTCAGATGACCGATACCACCCCCGAAGACGGCGTCATGGACGCCATCAAAGGTCTTTCCGAGGTCGTTGAGCGACTTGCGGAAGGGCTCACCAAGGAGGAAGCGCCTGTGGAAAAGGCGGTCGAGAAGAAGCTCGACCTGTCCGACGCCAAGGCCCTTCGCAAGCACCGCTTCGATGCCGCTGTCCGTGGCCTTCAGAAGCAGTTTGAGATTGAGGACGGCGACATCGCCTCCCTCGACCTCGACGAACTCGATTCGTACATCGAGCAGCTGGAGAAGCTGAAGGCTGATCACGGCCAAGACGGCACCAAGGGCTCCGCTCGCAAATCTCTTCGCGAGCGCACTGTCGAGCAACCGGAAGAGGTCGGTTTCGAGTCGGAACTCAACTCGCTCCTGAAGGAGCTTGCCCCCCGTCACGAAGCTGCGAACGAGAAGGCTCTTAAGCGGTCCCGCCGCTGAGGTAGAAGAACATGGCTCTTCAAGAACGCAACATGATCAAGACCCGGACGCTTTACGCGGCCAAGGATCTTGAGATCACTCACCAGCAGCAGGGCGTCTTCGCGGCGCTCGTCACGACGGGCGGCGGAACCTTCGACAAGGGCACCGTGGTCGTGGACACGCGCATCGACGACTCCACGCTGACCGGGGGCTCCACGAACCAGGGCGACCTGATCCCGTTCCTGACGCCCCTGGTCTACGACGCCACTGGCACCCCTGGTTGGCGCGTGTGGACTAACGGGCAGTCCGTTGACGCCTTTGCTGGGGGCCAGACTGGGCTCAGTCTCCACGAGACCGGACTCGTCAAGACTCTCGCCGCTGGTGAAACCATCGGCGTCGTCATCCTCGGGGGCAAAGTGCCCGCCGACCAAGTCGTCCTCCCTGCTGGTGAAAGCCAGTCCAACCTCGACGCTGCCCTCAAGACGGGCATGCGAGCGAAGGGGTTCTTCATCCTCAACCTTGAAGGAGCTGCCTGATGCCCTCTTTTGACATGCAGGGTATGCGGAGCATTGACGTGCTCAAGACGGCATACCTCACCGCCAACGTCCTCAACATCGAAGAGCCTGCGGGCCTTCTCAAGGGCCTTCTCGTTGACCCTGTCTCTCCGGTCTTCCCCGGTACGGACAGCATCGAGTTCGGTCGTGAGCAGCTCGGGCGCGAAGGCGCTCCGTTCATCCCGACTGAAGCCGCTGCGGTCTTCGTTGGTGATCGCACGCGCTCGATGACTGCGATGGACATCCCGAACATCGCCATGCGGAAGTCGATCCACTCGGGCGACATCGCGCAGGACCGTTCGATCGGTGACCAGATCTTCGTCAACGGTAGCGCCGCCACGACTCAGTCGAACGGCCTTGCCGCTCGCGTGGACCGCTACCAGCGTGACATGGTTCGTCGCATCGAGAACACCCTTGAGTGGTGGGTCAGCCGGATGCTGTCTGACGGCACGGTGACGTACTCGGACTCCAACTACGACGCCTTCAGCTACGACTTCGGTCGCAGCGCGGACCTCACGGTCACGCTGACGGGTGGTGCTCAGTGGGACGAGACGACCGCCGAGCCCATCGAGGACATCCAGACGATCAAGCAGCTTGTCGCTGATAAGGAGTACTTGAGCGTCAACACGGCGATCTGTAGTCCTGAAGCTGCTGCTGCGATCCGCAAGGACCTGCCGCAGAAGTTCAACGCGCGGCTCGACAACCGCAACCTGGACGAGTTCCGTCAGACCTCGTACATCGACGTGACGGCTCCCTACGCCCAGCAGGGCGCGGTGACCCCGATTGGTCGGATCAACGGCATCGACTTCTGGGAGTACAACCGCTCGGTCACCCTTTTCGGTGGCTCTTCGGTCCCGCTCGTGGACGCCAACTCGATCTATTTCATGCACGTCGGGCAGGGTGCTGACATCCGTCAGTTCTACGCCCCGGTGTACGACATGAAGGAGGCCCCCGGTCGCGCCATCAACACCGAGCTGTACTCGAAGTCGTGGTCCGTGGACTACCCCTCCGAGATGCAGATGATGGTTCAGACGCGCCCGCTGGTCGCTCCGTTCCGGCCTGACTTCTGCGCGAAGCTCATCTGCCTGTGATTGCTACGCGAGGGGTGGTGCTTTCAAGCACTGCCCCTCGTTCCCACACCCCTTTCCCCCTCTCTCTCATGTCCAACGAAGTCTTCTATGTGGTCAAAGGCACCGTTCTTGCCCAAGGCAAGGTTCTGCTCACCCACAATCAAGTCATCCGCAACCAGGAACAGCTTCACTCAGTAGGTATCACCGAGCCTGCTGAGATCCAACGTCTGATCAAACTTGGCACTCTGGTGCCCAGCACAGTCGAGACGGTCGTGGATGTTCAGAAGAACAAGGTGATGACCGCGCCCCAAGCAATCGGCAACGCCGCTGCTATCGGGACGTCGACCAAGGCCGAGCGCGTTGATGACGACGCTCTGTTCATCAACGACTCAAGCACTGCGCTGGGATACGACCAGCGTTACCTTGACCAGAAGTCGGATCACGAGCTTCGTGAAACCGTCAAGCAGGCGATCCCCGGCATGTCCGAGGAACACCTGAGCAACATGGGCCGCAGCCAGCTTGAAGACATCCTTCAGTCTGACCGTGGCAAAGGCTCCTCCTCGCAGGCCGAGCACACGCTTGGCGGCGACATCACTCCCGCAACCTGATCTCGATGGCAGCTTCCGCGACACCCCTGTTTGTGGCCGACAAGGCTACGCTCAAGGCATCTCTCCGTCTCGGAGGCTTGATCGACACCGACGCCGCTGACGACATCCTCAACGACGCCATGCTCAGGGCTCGGACGCTAATGATCCGGGTCCTGGGCGACGGGGCTGTAGCGACGCTCGCAGCCTTGCCTTCAACGGACAGCCCGACCACTCGGGAAGAAGTCCAGAAGGTCGAAGCGCAGCAGCTTGAGGTTGTGCTCACGAAGCGTTTCCTGCTGCCTGATTTGCCTTCTGCGTTCATGGATGACTCGGGGTCGATGCTGGACACCTACCAGCGCGAAGCTCCGTTCCGTCTGTCCAATCCGCAGGAGCGTGCCAAGCTCGTTATGGAGCTTGAGGCCCAGGCCAATGACATCTCTCGCCGCCTGTTGTCGGATATGCGTGCGGCCCAGAAGGTGGATGAGCTTTCTTCTGCGAGCAAGATCAGCGGGGTCGGAGCAGTCATGCTTGGCCCCGACAAAGAAGCGCCTCTGCTGACCTCGCGTGATGGTCACCTGACCAACTCGACCACGCACTATGGTCCCGTTTCCTCCTACACCCAGCACCGTCTATGGCATCGCCTGTCGTAGAGATCACTGAGACTAGTAGGGAGATCGCCCTTCAAAACGAGATCGACGACTACGTCCGGTCTCTGGCGGTCCCCAGGTTGTCTGTGACTCGCGACACTGACGGGTCGCTGATCCTGAACCAGACCACGAACTACGACACTCCTCGTAGCGTGTACGCACACCCGCTGGTGCAAGAGTTCCAGCCGGGCAGGTCTTGCTCCTCCGTCTCGGAACGGCGTCGTTGGCGCTGGAAAGTCACGGTAGAGTGGGACCGACAAGTCATCACTGACAGACTCATCGAGAAGTTGGCACATGAAGGTCTTCAAGCGAACGGCGCTTGGCTTCGTCTGCTTGACGTTGAGTCTCCTTACCGACCCAAGATCGACCCTGAGAAGGGCACGATCCTGATCCTCACCTTCGAGACACTCGTCAGGTAACACCCATGCCGTTTAACAACTCGGGAACCCCGAACTCCAGCAACCTGTCCATCCCCAGGGCGTGTGTCAAGATCGCGCTTCTGGACGACGCCGATAACCCCGGCCCCTGGCGCGATGTCGGTGACGTTAGCTCCGCGCAGCTTTCGTTCGACACCACCGAGGCCGAGCACTACACGTCGTGCGGTGAGCAGCGTGTGCGTGACGCGCGAGTCGCCGTCGAGACGAACATCGACCTCTCGATGACGTTCGACCACATCCTCGACACCGCCAACCTTGAGCTGATCTACGCCGCCGAGGCGATCTCTCAGGATTCCCCTGACGCTGGCTCAGCGGCGATCGGCGCGATCTTCCTGCCGAACATTGGTTACGCGGAACCCCCTGAAGACCCGACCGTTGCTGGCCGGACCTACAAGCTGTGGTCCGATGGGCCGGGAAAGGTCTACGCTGGTGTGCCGTACTTGCCTTCAGGGACGACTCAGACCATTGACCCGGATGGAGCGGGAAGCAATCCTGCCTTTGTCCTGCCGACCTGGAAGCCGACGCATCACCTGTTCCAGGTGGACGCCAGTACGATTGAGATCGAGCTGGCTACGGGCACTGAGAACGATGCGTCCGGCGGCGGAACCGCATACAACGCCGCTAGCGGCGCGTTCAGCGTCAACGCGGCCCAGGGGACGATCTTCATCCCGCAAGGGAGCCCTCTGTTGGACTCGGCTGTTTCGGGCAGCTACGCGACCATCGCAGGTGCTGCTAGCAACAACACCGATCCGAACGTCTGCATGAAGCTGACCTACAACGACACCAACGATTCCGCACCGCAGAAGCGTCCCGTCGTTCAAGGTCTGGCCAAGGCCAGTCGTGCCATCGCGATCCGCTTCGAGCAGCAGGACTCCAACCGCTCGGGCTACCGCGCCGTGGTCGAGGTCTTCAAGACGCGCCTCATTCCCTCGGGCGAAGTGGACCTCATCTCTGACGGCACGGACTTCTCCACGGCCTCCCTGGAGGGATCGGTTGAGCAGCCTGCGTGGATGGATGGCAGTGCTGGCCTTCAAGGGTTCTTCCACAAGTACGACGTGAAGGACTCCTGAGCCACCTGGGGCGAGAGCCCGAGGAGGAAAGGGTGGGGGCCAGGGTTTTTCACCCTGGCCCCCTATTCCATTAGTATGCTGTAGCCATGAGTAATCAAACTTGGATGGAGCCCCGCACCGAAATTCATGAGGTGAACGGGCGAGAAGTGGTCTTCCACGAAGTTTCCGTGGGGATGTTCTCGAAGCTCCGCAACGTAGCCACCCTTTCCACCGACGCGATCATGCAGCTCATGCGGAACCCCCGCGATGACGCAGGATCCCAGACCTCCTACAACCAGACGGGAGACGAGCAAGTCAGCAAAGACGAGACCCACCTTTCGGTCTCGCCGGAGCTGGCGCGGCACCACGAAGAGAAGCGCACCGAAGCGATCCACCAACTCGGTGAGGCTCTGATGGGTCAGACCAACCAGCAGCTGCTGTCAGAGTTCATCGCGGACTCTCTGCGCCTCGACGGCGTTACAGGCAAGACGATGCTCGAAGACTGCGGGGCTGGTGTGTTCGTCGAGTGCCTGCTCGGGGCCTTGAAGGCCAACGCAGGAGTCTTCGGCCCTTTTTCGGGGGCGGTGCGTCAGATGCTGAACGTGAAGCTGGACGACGCCGCGCTCGGAGATCTGGCCGAGACCCTCAAACAGTCGATGAGCGAAACGACCAGTCCTGGCGCACCGTCGCTGACTGTGTTGCCTACCTCGCCCGCAGAGGAAGCGATCCCAGCTACCTGACCACCTTGGGAGTCAGCCAGCTTCTTGAGCTGGCTGCTCTTGAGTCCAAGGCGGAAATGTCTGAACAGGCACTCCACCTTTCCAACACGGCCCTTGGCGCACAGGGAAGCGGCAAGGACATCAAGAAACGCCTCAAGGAGTTCCAGAAGAACTCACGCTGACTCATGGCCGAACAAGAAGAACTGAAGCTAATCATCAGCGCCGAGTTCGCTAATGAGAACGAGTTCGACCGTGTTCAGCGTGAGATCAAACAGCTTGAAACCGCCGTTCGAGACGCCAAGGGGAGGTTCAAAAAGGGCTCCCTGACCCTGGTTGAGAAGGACGAGCTGTCTCGGCTCAAGAAAGTTCGTGCAGACCTTCGCCTGTTGGTCGCGGAAGAGAACAAGCTCAACGAGGCGATCAGGAAGACAGCAACCTCAAACGTCAGCCTTCGCAAGGCACAAAACGAGGGCGGCAAGACCTACGTCGAAGGACTCAAGCTGAGTCGCCAGCAGAACAAGCAGCTGCTGAAAGAAACAAACGCGCGAATCACGGAGGTTAAGCGCGAGTCGAGGCTTCAGGCAGAACTGAACCGGAGGAGAAAAGAGTCCGGCGCGGTCACGGGAAGAGACAAGGAGGGAAGGTTTGCGACAAAGGTCCCTATTGTCGAGCGGGCGTTTAAGGCAAGCGAATCCTCGATCAAGCAACTGACTCAAGAAAGGGTCAAACTTGAGCAGAAGCGAGCAATCATTCTCGCGGAACTGCAACGGCAAGAAGCCGACATAGAAAGAACCAAGACGCGACAGCTCAAGGCCACGCAGACCCTTCGTGCGGCTGAAGCTCAGATTGTCGCCAAGGCCGACGAAAGGCTGGCCAGCGAGAAGTCCAAGCTCGCTTCCGAGAAAGGGACGTTGCTGAGGCTTCAAGAGGAGCAAGCTCTTCGGAAGGCAAACCTGCGTCTTGCGAAGGTGGAGAGGTCGTTGGCCGCTGACCGATTGGCGCAGCCGGGCGAGAAGCTCTCTCCGGTAGGTCGTCTTGCACTTCAGACCGAATTCAACTCGGCACAGGCAGACCTTGCTCGCGTAGTCAGGAGCAGCAACAAGGAGGTCAAGAAGCAGAACGAGTTCTTCAATCGCCTGAAGGGCACCGTCCGAGGCGTGGTCGTTGGTCTCGTAGTGTACCGAGGCATTACGCGAAGCATTGACGCCGTTAAGTTCGGGCTCAAGAACGCTGTGGAGTTCGGCAATGAGCTTGAGACTGCGAGACTTTCAGTAGCGGGTCTTGTGGCAGGTGCTTCGGACATCGTTGACAGTCAAGGCAACCTGCTCCAAGGGGCTGAGAAGTACGCAGAGGCCCTGAAGATTTCCAGGGTCGAGATTACTGAGATCCGCAAGCAGGCCCTGGGCACAACCGCGACGTTTGAACAGCTGCTGACGATCTACCAGCAGAACGTCAGTCAGGCCCTAGGCAACGGCTTGGACCTCAGTCAATTCCGCGAGGTGGCGTTGCTCTTCTCGCAGGGTGCCACGCTTCTCGGGGTGCCGCAGACCCAGCTTGCTGAAGAGATCCGCTCGGTGCTTCAGGGCACCGTTCGCCCGCGAGACACGCGAATTGCCACGGCGCTCGGAATTACGAACCCGGACATCCGCAAGGCAAAAGAAGCGGGCAGGCTGTTCGAGTTTATTCAGGAGAAGTTCTCGGGTATTGCTGAGGCTTCTGAGGCTCTGCGTAACACGCTCCCGGTCATTGCTTCCGACCTTGAGGATGCGTTCCGGTTGGCAGGTGCAGCGGGCACCGAACAACTGAGAGACACCTTGGGACGGGTTGGCTCTGAGGTTAGGGACGCTCTTTCAAACGACGAAGCTCAACGCGAACTGGCTACGTTTATCCAGTTCTTGGTCGAGCCGTTCGACGAGATCACTGAAATCCTGGGCAGGGACGGTCAGCCATTCGGGGAGCTGATCGGGCTTCTGGCAAAGGGCTTTTTCGAGCTTGGCGAGTCTGCGGCACTGGTAGCTACCGCGTTCGCCCCGCTCGTGCAGGTGTTTAACATCCTGTTCAGTGTCGCACTTGGTCTTCTTGAAGCTGTTCAAGAGCTTTCAGGGAGTGCGCTAGGTAGGGCACTAAGTTCGTTTGCCGCGATTGCAACGGCCAGCTTGTCGGCATCGGCAGCTCTCAAGTTGCTGATCTTCCTGACCCCGAAGCAGATCACTGCGGGCATTGGAAAACTGGTCACTGCGACTAGGTCGCTGACTTTCAGTTTGGCCGGGCTCAAGGCGGCAGCACTTGCGGTCAACTCCGCGTTCCTGGCGACTCCGCTACTGATCTTGGCAGGGATCGTTGCAGTTGAAAAGTTCGCTGCATCGTTGCCTGGGCTGAACGCAAATCTTGAAGCAGCAGCTAACGGACTCAAGGTCACTATCGGGATCGCCAAGCGTTTCTTCTCCGGCGAGTTCGGGGCTGCGGGGAATTTTGCCGCTGAAGCCAAGCTTGTCCAAGACCAAGTCAAAGAACTACGCAACGCGCAGCGCGTGCTGAGGATCTACGAGGATCAAAAGAGAAAAGCGCGTGGCGCGTCCCTAGCTGAATCCGAGCGCATTGACAAACGCATTCAGGAGCGCATTGACCAAATCAGCAACCTGGAAACTGAGATAAATAGGTTCATCAGTGTCAGTCCGTTCAAAGAAGACTTGGAGGGGCTTACGCCAGAGGGCGGCGTCGGGCTGGACGGGTTCTCTGACGATCTCTTTGAGGCGATCTCGTCAGGGGTTCGCTCTCTCAGCAATAAACTGTTTGGGCTCGGGGAAGATATCGGAGAGGGCATTTCCGCCGGAGCAGTCTCCAAGCTGCTGACTGCCGAGGACTTCGCCAAATCTCTCAGGGAGTTCAACCGTGGTTTTCAGGGAGAGTTGGCGGCTGCTCAGGCAGGCGCTCTGGGCACGGGCACAGAGGATGTGATCAAATCCCTGAACGAGGCCCTGGTCGAGACAGAAAAGAAGAACGAAGCACTCCTTCGCACGCAGAAAGAGATCAACGAGGCGATCAAAACTCAGAGCGCCTTCAGTAGCAGATTGCTGCTACTGAAGGCGCAGCGTAAGCTGATCGACGCGGACCTGAAACAGGGAGAGAAGGACCGCCTGGAGCTAGTCACCAAGCAGCTTGAGATTTTGAACGCTCAAGCCGACGTGCAGCAACGCCCCGACCTTCAAACTGCGGAGCGTCTGCGTCAGGTGCCCGTGTTCGGTCCATTGGGGGATCAGCTTCGTCAGGTCATTGAAGGGGGCTCTCAAATTCGAGAGAACCTGATCGAGCGCGAGCAGATCTTGAAGCGGGTCGAGGCCCGCAACGAGGGAGTGGCTGCTGCGGAACTACTGCTGGCGAAACTTGGCCAACGCTACCCTCAGGAGAACGCGGCGTTCAAAGAGTTCGTGAGGCTGGCGAAACAGCGCAACGAGGTAGATCTCGACTCTGCCGAGATCCTGAAGCTCCAGAACGAGGAAATCGACAAGCAGCTAGAGCGCACACGGAAGCTCCTGTCGTTGAGCAACGTGGGCCGGGGCGGCGCGGGCGCGATTGACACGCTCAGTAGCCAACTGACTACCGAGGCGATCTCCCAGACCCTGTTCACGGGCACGTTCCAGACGCTGCAAGCCGGGGTCAAGAACGCCGCTACGACGGCGCTTCAGGCAGCATTCACTGGTGAAGACGTGGACTTCGGGCTGCTCGCCCGACGTCTGGGCCAAGACCTCGCGAACCAGTTCGTCAACGCGGTGATCGACAAGTTCCTGTTCCAGCCCCTGCTGAACGGCCTCTCGGAGCTGTTCGGTCTTCAGCTCTTCAACAACATCGCGTTGGAGACGAACACGGCTGCACTCGTTAGTCTGACAACCGCGTTGTACGCTCAACAGGCCCAGGCAGCGTTTTCTGGGCTGGGTGTGTCGGCAACTCCTAGTCGGGCCGGGGTCCTGACGGGTGCTGCCGCCAATGCACTTGGGGGACCGATAACGGCAGGAGCGCATACGGGGCCGGGTGCAGTTTCCAGTACCCTGGCGCTCCCTTCAGCGCCTCACAACGGCGACCCCAGGGACACGATCCCGGCGTTCCTGCGGCCCGGCGAGTACGTCGCCACACCCGAGATGGAGCGGCGTGCTCCTGGGCTCTTCTACGCGCTTGAGAAGCTCCGGCGCGGGGTCCACGGCCTGCCGAACTTCGGGTCGCTCAGGAACGCTCCCAAGGGCTTTGCAACGGGCGGTCCTGCCTCGGGCACTCTTCGCACGGCAGACCAACTGGCAAGCTCCAACCAGGGCACCGCAGTTCTCCCGGTGCTGGTCACGGACGAGCGCAGCATGAGGCGCATTCACGACAACCCGCAATTCGTGGCAGGGATCAACAAGCGGACTAACCAGCAGGCCCTGCGGATGCTCAACAAGCGTCCTATGCGCTAATGCCGTTCCGAAGCCTGACATCTACGGTGTCTGCTTTCACGCGGACAATGGAGTCTCAGCCGCTTGAGTTGGGAAGGCCCGCCTACGCCCACCACAATTGGAAAGACGAATTCCGGGTCTCAACCTCGTATGAAGTGGAGACGCTGGCCAGCACGTTCGGCAACCGCGAGCAGTACACAGCCTTGGACGTGCGCCCTCTTCGGGCAGCCAGCTTCTCAGCTATCTCGGACGAGATCAAGGCAGGCTTCCTTGAGCAGTTCTTGGCTCGGACGAGCCCTGACATCTCCGCTACTCTGGCGAACGCCTACGACTTCTTTGGCTTTGGTCTGGGCAAGTCGTGGAAGCTGCCTCTGGACTGTGACTCGACTGAAATCGTCAACATGACAGCGACGTACATCGTCGTCGAGGGTCTAGACACCCGCAGGTTCTTTGAAGGGCAGGGAGTGTTCCTGGTGCCTCCGTACAACACGCCGCTGCTTCGCTTCAACGGCACGACTGAGCTACCTGCCCTGTACGCGGTAATTCAGCCGGGCAGCATGACCGCTGGCGACCCAAACCGCCTAGTGCTGACGCCCGACCCGCAAGGGTTTCAAACTGACGTAGACCCGCCCCTGGCCCTAGGTTGGCGGGTAGTTCCGGTGATGGATTGTTTGCCGTTGCTCGAAGTGCCTTCGTCGTACACCACGGCCAAGGTGATCGAAGCGGAAATCTCAGGCGAAGAGTACCCTGGCATCAACGTAATCCCCTCTTCGCAGCCTGCCGGGACGACCCCTTCTGGCTACAGCACGTTCACAGGACAGAGCGGCGCGGCCCGCCTAGTGTTCCCCGTAGACCACAACTGGGCAGAGGCGCTTAAAGTCAGCTACGTCCGCCCAGGCAACTCTGGTGCGGGCAGTTTGACGAGAATGTCGGGGTTCCGTCCCCGTTGGTCGATGGAGGTCACGTCGCTGACAGTGACCCGACAGGAGTGGTACTCGATCCTTCAGGCGTTCGACTCTACCCAGGGCGGCGCTAGGCCCATGTGGGTTGTCAGCCCTACGGTCATCTACGAGAAAGCACAGCGGGCTAGCAGCACTAGGTTGGTCGTACCGATCGGGGGCAACCTTCAAGACTTCCTGAACACGACCACCGCGACAGCTTTTCAGTACGACGGGGACTGGTACGTCAACGAGATCTCTGCGGGCAGTCCTGTGGTCGGAGGGGCGGGGCGGGTGACTGCTTGGAACCTGGACATGCACAACACCGTGTTTCAGATTCCCGGCACCAACTTGACTCCTTGCCTGCACCGTGCTTTTGCTGGTAGGTTCTCAGGTGCGTTGGAGGAGAAGTGGATCACCCGCGATATTTGCGAGGTCTCCTTCACCATCGTCGAGTGTGAGGACAAGGTCCCCGAGGAACTGACATGAGCCTACAGAGCGAGTCACAGATCAGCGTATTGACGGTCACGTTTAGCTACGCCAACTACAACCCTTCGGGCGGGCTGGAGTCGCCGCTGCGGCTGGCCGACACGCACAACAACTTCAACGTGCAGGACGCTCAAGGAGACACCTTGACGTTTTCGCCTGAGCCGACGCTTCAGGTTGAACTGCCTGAGCGCAACGGCTCGTTGGAGGAAGATGACGCCATCATCACCCTCAGCTCAGTTTCGGCCAACATCCAGCCGTTTCTGAACATGGTCTCAGGCCGCTCGCACCCGACAGTGACCGTCGAGGTGGTGGAGTACATCATCGAAGATCAGAGCATCACGCTCGAAGCCACCGAATGGGCGTACTTGTTTTGTGGCAAACTGCTGACGGTCGAGGTCAATACAGACGGGGCCGAGGGCGTGTTCAAGCTCACTTGCCTCAACCCGAAGCAGCGCACCGAGAAAGCCTTGGACAGCCTCGCCCTTGAGAAGTGCCGCAACGATTTCGCCTCAGGCAAGGTTTGCAAGTTCAACCTGACTAATGCGCTGGAGACCGGGACGGCAAGCTCGGCTTCAGGCAATGAGATCACCATCACGGGGCTCCCCAATAAGCCCCCTGGGCATTGGCAGGACGGTTACGTTGACTTCGGAGGACATCGGGTTCACATCAAGTACTGGCGTGAGGGCAACGACTTCGTCCTGAACCAAGCTGTGCCAACCTACTGGGAAGAGGCCGGGTCCTTTCCTGTTCAGGTGGCTCCAGGGTGTAACAAGGGCCTCCAGAACTGCACTTCGTTCGGGCAGACCGAGAACTTCAGAGGCATCGGGGTCGAAATTCCTGACCACCACCCCGTCTTCGCGAAGCCCGTGGCTCAGTGATGCAGTTCACCAGGAAAGCCATCAGTCCCGACGCCGAGGCGTCCCTGAAAGCGGCCATCGCGCCTTGGGTAGGGACTCCGTACCGCCCTGGGCACCAGCAGCCTGGAGTAGGTTGTGATTGTAGGTCTTTCGTCCTGGGCGTTCTTGATCAGCTGTACGGCACCGAGACTGTGCTGGAGCTTCTGCCCGAGGACGCGGCGTTGCATCAACCCGAAATCTCGCGCAGCTTCCTTCGCAAGATGGCTAGGTTGTGGGACGTGCAGAAGGTGACCGACAGCACGCTGGAGCCAGGGGACGTAATCATCTGCGCCTATCCCGGTGCTGGTCCGACCCACGTCATACTGTCTGGTCCCTGGCCTCGCTTCTACCACGCGACATCGGACGGCGTTGCCATGACGAGCTTTGGTTTGTCGGGGCTTGAGTTTCACTCGCACTATCGCCTTCCCGGCAAGGAGAACTGGTAATGGCTGATCCCGTCACGATCATCACGTTTGCGTCCAAGGTGGCGGCTGGTTTCTTGGTCGGTCAGGTGCTGCGAAGCATCTTCAAGCCTGACTCCCCTAAGGCCGAGACTCCTGAGTTTCGCTCCACCAAGGCTACGCGGGGGGATCAACTGCCTCTGTTGGTCGGGCGAGACCTGCTAGCGCCGCTAGTGCTCTCTGAATGGAACCGCGAGGTTCGTCTAGAGTCACAGTCTACCGCAGGCGGCAAAGGGGTTGGAGCCGGGGGCGGGGGCCTCACGAACGAAGTCTTTTACGCTTCGTACTTGATGGGCGTGTGTGTCGGCCCGGCGCACCGCTTGCTTGAGATCAAGTACAACGGCGAACGCATCTGGCCAATGCCTACTTCTGGCGGGGCCAGCGAATACCCCAACGGAGTGCGGGCTCACGAGGCTCCTTCAGGCACTCAGTTCTCTACGGGGAGGACGGCCAGTGACCCCGAGTCGCCAGGGCCGTTCAGGATCTATTGGGGCGAAGAGGACCAGCCCGTTGAGACGGACGCATTCGGGCCAGTCGGCGGCGGGTTTCCTACGCAGACCCGGCTCCCCTTTGTGTGCTACCTGTACTGGCCTTCGTTGCGCCTGGGCGGCGCGGGCACACTGGGCAACTTCCAGGTCGATATTGAGTCTCGTCCGTACAACGACAACAACCGCTACGGCGCGGACGGAACCGACAGCTACGAAGATGTCGTGTCGGTGAGCGGAACAAACCTGGGAGGCACCTCAGACCCTTGGTTCCGTAACGCCAGGAAGATCGACGAAGCGAACTGCTTCGACGTGCTGTTTTACTATGTAAGCAGCCCTAACCTGCCGAACAACTCGATTCGGATCATTGGAGACGCCTCTACGGAGCTTGCCGCAGGCGCTTACTTGGCTCTGAAGTACGAGCCCGGTAGTGTGGGCGGCACGGAGCTGCCGATCGCTTATGGGAGGTCATACGGGGCGACCTACGACGCCACCAGCGTGTTCACTGCACCCGATACGGTATACCAAGATCGAGCCCTGGAGACCGATGCGCTGACGTACTGGGCCGAAACCGCGACCCAAGGCACCGAGTCTAAGGCAGCTCCTCTGACCTCAGGCCCTCCTGGGGTTGACCCTACCAACTATCACGGAGTCCGGTACACGTCTCAGGGGACGTTTGCTGCCAAGACTCTGAAGCTGACCCGAGATTTGGCACCTGGGGCGTCGGGCTACTTGCCCCCCGGCGGGTCTACCGAGGAAGACTTCGGAGACGGTTTCTCGTGGTTTGAAGGCTACTTCCATGTGTCGAGTTTGATCATCGTCGAGGACCACACCGCGACGGTGGCCCTTAGGTCGGACGCAACCTCTTCATCTCTTGAGTCGGGGTCAGTTCAAATCGACTGGCCGGGTGGAAATCAAGGACAGCCGACGCTGGGAACCATTCAGGGAGATGTCACGGTCACGGACTTCCTCAACCTAGGGCCCCGTTGGTGCTTCCTTAGGTTTGGGCTCGCCACAGGTGCGAGCAGCTCCGTAAACACCATTGACGCCACCGACCAGATCCAGGTTGATGTGACGTTTGCTAGCGTTCAAGGCGGGCTGTATGGGGAGATGTGGCTTCGAAAGCCGGACGCTCCTTCCGCAGGGGGGCAGTTTCAGCCCGCGCTCCGGTTCGCTCCGTACTTGAGCATTCAAGGCACGACGGTGGTAGAAACCGACTTCGACCTAACCGGAAGAGTTAACTTTGTCGGTGAGGTTTGTCCTTACGTCGTGGACGCCGATGGGGACGCTGGCGCGAACGCCGCGCATATCCTCTACCAGCTGATGTTCGACACGGATCCGCACGGGCTGGGGTTGGACCCAAGCTGCTGGGATCTGACCTCACTTCAGGCCATTGCTACGACGCTCGACACCGAGGGGATCCGGTGCCACCTGATCGTCGAAGACTACGCGACTGTCAAAGAGCGTCTGTCGGCACTGATGCTGGAGGTTGGCATTGATGTGACGTGGGACCTTGTGCAAGGCAAATACGTCTTTGGGCTGAGAAGGCCCGCAGCTCCTGTGACTTCGGTTCCTCAGGAGTTGATGACGAAAACGGTGCCTGCCAGGACCCGCAAGCTGGAGTCAGACCCGACCAAGACCATCGTCTTCACTTACAAGTCTGCGTCCGAGGAGTACCAGACGCGCAGCATCGAGGCTGACGAACACGGCAACGTACAGGTCGCTGAACGCTCCGGGGTCGAGAGAGACGACCTCAGAACCCCGAGGGACGTTATTGCTGGACAGCTGATCGCTTCACGTCGAGCGTCTGAGGAACAGTCCAAGACCTCGATCACGAAGTTCAAGCTGATGCGGGACGCGATGACGCTTCGGTCCAATGACGTGATCGACGTTTCAGCCATCACCAATGACAGCCTGGCCCACCGCATCTTGTCGGTCAACGTCCAGCCAAAATCCAGAGAGGTGGATGTCACTGCCTACCCTGAGTCGTTCCTGCTGGACGAAGATCCCATCACTTTCGACGTAGGCGGGCCTAGCTATTTCCCAGCACCTATCACGTCAGACTTGTCCTCGGGCACGTTCAACACGAACGAAGGGATTGTGGTGCTTCGCCTGCCAACAGACAAGCGAGCCACCCAGGGCGTTGTGCTCGCGTCGGAAGACGGGGTTTCGTACTGGACCGTGGGGAGCGTGCCTGGAGTAGGCGGCGGCTACTGGACATCTACCGATGTGACCAACATCACGTTCTACACGCCAGTGCCCATGTTCACCGACGCGGTGCCGCGAGCCGACGCATCAAACGCGAGCAGCTCAGTCATGCGAGGGGCCACCAGTCGGGGAGAGATGTTCACGTTCCGAAGCATCGTCGATCTGGGTGGCGGGGTGTATCGAGTCGAGGGTTGTTTGAGGCCGACCCCGGTGACTCTGTCGGACGGAGACTTTGTGTACGTCTACCGGGACGGTCAGGTGCCTCCTGTAAGAACTAGCTTGCCTGTGTCGGCAGGGAGGCAGTTCAAAGTGGTTCCTGCTTCGTCCACTTCGCTAGGAAACGCTGCCGCCGCGCCTGCAATGACTGAGGTTGATGCAAGAACCGCCACTGAAGGTGAAATGCCCTCGGGTGGATTGCCGGGGCAGGTTCTTGTGAAGTCAAGCGGCGACGACTACGACGCAACTTGGGAAACTCAGGACCCCCCGGAAGTTCAAGACGGGGTAGGATACTACGACGTGCCTGAGAACTACTTCTACGTCACCTTCGGGCAAGACGGCAACTGGGAAGCCGTTCGTTACAGAGAGACTGACGAGTCCACAGGCCCTCAGCTGGGCACGATGCCGACGACCTTGAACGCCCTTAAACTACTCGACTACACCGAAGCCGGGCCTCCCTCGCCCGCACCCTGATTTATGTCTCACGCCCTCATCATCACCGCGAAGCCCAGCGGCGGCTTGACCTACGACGACAACGATGTCGTTCAGATCCTTGACGGCCACCAGAACCCTGGGTCGGCAGTCACGCCGACCGAGAGTGGGTTCCTGTTCTGCTACATCAGCGACAAGGACCACGACGACCCCGACGTGCTCGCGCTCATGCAGCCGTGGGAGGACGACACTCAGGACCCGCCGGAGCAGCTCGGCAAGCGTCGGTATCAGGTGACGCTCACGGGCTCGGAGTTCGAGACGTGGGTGCCTGAGGACGAGGCGCACGACGCTGGGATCGAAAAGACCTGGGCCGAGATTCAGGCGATCACGATCGACAAGGAGGCGTGATCCGTGGTCACGGTCATCATCAAGACAATCGGCCCGACTGGCCGTGACTACACTACGTTTGCCTTGGCCGAGGCAGATACGTCGAACATCGGGACCTCGGCGGACCTCGTCGCTAACGACGAGGCGATCGTGTTCGAGGCCGACGACACGACGTTCACGACTGCATCCACGCTGAACATCGCCAACACCGCGCTGACCGTAGACGCTACGCGCAACGTCTCCTACACGGCGGCAAGCGGTCGGCCTGTCTACGAGTACACAGGCACGGGAACAGGCGTCGCGTTCTTCGACCCCTACACGCGCTGGAGCGGTATCGACGTACTCGCAAGTTCAGGCAGCGCAGCCACGCAGGTTCGCGCCAACTCGGGATATGGCGCAGCGCAGGCTGGCACCGTCATCGAGAACGCGACGATCACAGCGAGCGTGAGCGCCGTCTCTTGCGAGAAGTTCGCGACAGGCCATGCGCTGGGCACAAGTTCGGAACCTATCACGCTCCGCAACCTCGTCACGAAGTCAATCGTCGCCGTCAGTCAGTTCATCTCAGGCACCGGGCACACGACGGGGGCTCACTGCCTCGTCGTCAACTGTACGCACCTTGGCGGCTCCTCGCCTAACCAAGTGTGGAACTGGGCGCTGACTGGCGGTATGCCGGACGCCTCGTTCAAGATCATCAACTGCGCGAACCTCGCCCAGAATACGAGCAACGACGCAAACATCACGGGCGGCGGCGTCGATATCTCTGGCTCGACAAACAACATCGGGAACGCGGCAGGCTCAAATTCCTCCTTCCATTTCGCCAACATCGGCGGCGGGATCGGAGCGCAGTACACGCCTACAACGAGCTTCTCCACGCCCCTCGGCTCAGGCGACTACGCGGTCTACATGGGCAGCAACGGCTCGCTCGCGAACGTCACAGGCAACGACGTGTGGCAGCAGGGAGTCGGCCCAGGAACCAACTCCGATGTCCCGACGACCGACATCAACGGCGTGGCCCGCTCAGGGGCGACCTGTAACCCCGGAGCATTTGAGGCCGATGGGTTTGTTGCGCCCACGGTGACGACGCAGACGATCGGTCCTGTGGGTCGTGATTACGCGACGTTCACCCTAGCCGAGGCTTCGCTTCCTGCGGAGGACATCACGTTCACGAACCGAGCTTTCGTGTTCGAGGCGGATGCGGCAACGTACTCGGAGAGCGTGACGTTCGACAGCTCGCTAACGACGGACGCGACGAGGAACGTGACCTACAAGGCTGCTGCGGGGAGTGAGCACGGCGGCGTACCGGGCCAAGGGGTGCGGATCCAATTTGGCAACCTATCTCTGAGCAGTGCGTGCGTCGGGGTCAACGACCCGTTCACTGCTGTCAAAGGCTTGGAGTTTGATTGGACGGACAGCGGTGGCACTGGGCGTCCAGCCGAAACGCAAAAGAACATAGAAGGCGTCACCTTTAGCGACTGCATCATTCGGAGCGCGGGTACTGGAGTCGTGTTTCAGTCGACTCAGTCCAACACCTCAGACACGCAATCCTTCCCTGTTCAAGTCAGTAACTGCGTGCTGGACGGGAGCAGCGCTGATGGCTTCAGGCTGTGGAACTACGGCGCGAGCGACAAGGCATGGACGGTCACGAACTGCACAATTAGATGCAGCGGCAGAGCCTTTGACATCTTCAGCAGCACGAATAACAGCACCTACACGATCACAAACAACCTGATCTTGTCGGCGGCGGAGGACTTGCGTGATCAGGGCGGCGGGGGCACCAACACGGTGCTGGGCTCGAACAACTTCGGCCCGCAGACAAGCGCGACCCATGTGTTTCCCGATGCGATCAAAGGCTCCCCGTACCCGATCACCGCGACCACGAGCTTCAGCACCCCGCTAGGCTCCGGCGACTACGCGGTCTACATGGGGGCCACCGGAGCCCTCGCGAACGTCACGGGCAACGACGTGTGGCAGCAGGGCGTCGGGCCAGGAACCAACAGCGACGTTCCCACGACCGACATCAACGGGGTGGCGAGGAGTGGCGCGAGCTGCAACCCTGGGGCGTTCGAGGCCGATGGGTTCGTTGCGCCCACGATCACGACCCAGACCATCGGGCCTGTGGGCAGAGACTACGCGACGTTCATTCTGGCCGAGGCTTCGCTTCCTGCTGAGGACATCACGTTCACGAACCGGGCGTTCGTGTTTGAGGCGGATGCGGCGACGTACAACGAGATCATTACTTTCCAGAGTTCGCTCACGACAGATGCGACGAGGCAGGTGACTTATAAGCCTGCGACAGGTTCAGAGCACGGTGGCGACAAGGACGCTGGGGTGATCATTGACGGAGCATCGACGACCCCCGTCAATCTGCGAGACAGCTACATGGCCCTGCGTGGCCTAAATATCAAATCGCAGGTCACTGCTGTCTATCTTGCCCTGCCGACAACTGGTCGAGTTCTAGAGGGACTCATTATTGGGCCTTCTACAACCACCGGAGGATATACCCAAGTTCGCGAAGGCGCGGACCAGACTGTGTTCCGCAACTGCGTGTTCCGCGATACAGGGGCATGGGGCGTCAACTTCAACCCGGCCACGGTCAACGGCAGCAACTCCTGCGCCTTCCTGAACTGCACGTTCTTCGCGTCTACGAGTGCCATCATTGACCAGCCAAGCGTCGCCGCAAGTGTCACGCTTCTAAACAACTTGTTTCTCACTGGGTCGATCGCCTACAGCGAACACGCCAACACGACAAGCACAGGATCGAACAACTACGCTGCTGGGGCACTGTCGCCCGTCGCCCTTCAAGGCTCCCCCTATCCGATCACGCCGACCACGAGCTTCTCCACGCCGCTGGGCGCGGGCGACTTCGCGGTCTACATGGGCAGCAACGGCTCGCTCGCGAACGTCACCGGGAACGACGTGTGGCAGCAGGGCGTGGGGCCTGGAACCAACTCCGACGTTCCGACCACGGACATCAACGGCGTGGCCCGGTCAGGCGCGACCTGTAACCCTGGGGCCTTCGAGGCCGATGGGTTCGTTGCGCCCACGGTCACGACTCAGACCATCGGTCCTGTGGGCCGAGACTTCGCGACGTTCACTCTAGCCGAGGCTTCGCTGCCCGCTGAGGACATCACCTTCACCAACCGGGCGTTTGTGTTCGAGGCTGACGCGGGGACGTACTCGGAGAGCGTCATAATCGACCACGCGCTGACCTGTGACCCCACGCGGAATGTCACGTTCCAAAGTGCGACCTTTGATATCGCGCACATAGAAACGGATGCGTCCTTTGGCGTGCTTCAGATTAGGGACGGTGTGTTCACGACTTTGCGGCGGCTTCAAATCACAAACACGAACACAGGAGCAGCGTGCAGGGGCGTAGAGATAATCCCTGCGAGCGGTGATTCGTGCGAGGGATGCACTCTAGATGGCCTCACAGTCACAGGAGCCAACAGCGCAAACTTCACGGCATTTGAGGTGGAGCTGAATACTGGCGCGGCTGCTGGGGGAGCGGGGAGCGCGGCGCACCCATCTGTTTTGCAGAACTGCGTGGCTCTTGGCACAGGAAGTGGCATCGGCATCGCTGGAGGTGCTACCGGAGAGATTCACGCTCGCATCGTGAACTGCACCTTGGCGGGGACGGGCCTTGCTGCGATTTCAATCCAGACGCCAAGCGATGTCACCGTTGAGGTAGTGAACACGATCAACCTCTCGCACGCGCAGACGTTCCGCACTCTGTTTACGACTGGGGCGCTGACGACTTCGGGCTCCAACAACTTTGGCAACACAACGCAGCCCTTCCCCGATGCGATCAAAGGCTCCCCCTACCCGATCACCGCCACCACGAGCTTCAGCACCCCGCTGGGCTCCGGCGACTACGCGGTCTACATGGGGGCCACTGGAGCCCTTGCCGACAAGCCGGGGAACGACGTGTGGCAGCAGGGAGTCGGCCCAGGCTCGAACGGCGACGTGCCGACCACGGACATCAACGGTGTGGCCCGCTCAGGCGCGAGCTGCAACCCCGGAGCGTTTGAGGCCGATGGGTTCGTTGCGCCGACCGTGACGACCCAGACCATCGGGCCTGTGGGCCGAGACTACGCGACGTTCACGTTGGCCGAAGCAAGTCTGCCGTCCGAGGACATCACGTTCACGAACCGGGCGTTCGTCTTTGAGGCGGACGCGGCGACGTACTCGGAGAACGTGTACTTCGGCAGCACGTTGACAACGGATGCAACGCGGAATGTGACGTACAAGCCCGCCGCTGGGAGCGAGCACGGAGGCGTGGTCGGAGCCGGGGTGGTTATCAACTCGGCTTCAATTAACTTCTTCCGCGACAGCTTCATGCTCTTTGAGGGCATTGAGGTGAACGGGTCTTCGACTCAGACCCTCAACATCGACGCTTGCACTGGCACCGTGACCCGCCGCTGCATCATCAACGCTACTACGCAGGGTTTTGTGATTGGCAACACAGTTCTGGCCGTTGAGGTCAGTAACTGTGTTATCAGCTCCAATAACTACAGCTTTCTGTTGCAGTGTTCTACCGGAGCCCAGGCGGTGACGCTATACAACAACACGATCTTGGACGGCCCCTCTGGACTCGTAGCTATTCGCGTCCTTCAGAGCGGAACGGCAACCATAAGTCTTGACGCGGTAAACAACTTAATGCTCAATGGTGCTGGGGTGTATCTGGCGTCTGGCACCGTAACGGTCACAGGCTCCAACAACTTCGGCGGCAGCACAAGCCCCTGGCCCGCTGCCATCCAAGGCTCCCCCTACCCGGTCACCGCATCCACCGCCTACGACCCCGGCGCGGGTGACTTCGCCCTCTACGTCGGCAAGAACGGGGCGCTCCTCGACTCGCCCAATAACGACGTGATCAACGGTGGCGTCGGCCCGGCCTCCAACAGCGATGTGCCGACGACCGACATCCTTGGCGACACCCGGTCAGGCACGACGACGAACCCCGGAGCGTTCGCGTTGGCTCAGGCGACGGCGGTGCTGACGAGGACCATCGGGCCTGTCGGGCGGGACTACGCGACGTTCACGGCGGCTGAGGCTGACGTGGAGAACATCGGCGGGAGCGCGGACCTCGTGTTTGAGAACGAGCGTATTGAGTTCCTGGCGGATGCGGGGACGTACACCACAATCCTAAATCCAAACTCGGGGCTCACCACGGACGCCACAAGGAACGTGACTTACAAGCCTGCGGTGGGGAGCGAGCACGGTGGAGTCGTAGGCGCAGGCGTTGTTATTGACACTGGTGCATCAAACAGCCCCGTGTTCGTAGATGATGACTTCACGGTCATTGACGGACTCAACCTAGCGACAACCACGATGTACTGCGCTTGGATCCTAGGCTCTGGAATTGTCATGCGGAACTGCATTGCCACTGCCTTCAATCGCGGGTTCCTGATCTATGGCGGCCAGTCGAGTGCCCCCAACATCTTGGAGAACTGTGTAAGCAGAGGCGGGCCTAGTTTCGCATTCCTAGTTCTCGGCGGCGGCCCTGTGTCGGCAGACGCTCATGCACGGATCGTCAACTGCACAGGATCATCGACGGGCAACGATGCTTTCCGTAATCAAGCCACGGTGTCAGGCACTTCCGCGACGGCGGAATACATCAACTGCCTGAGTCTTTCTAGCCCGACGTATCAAACAATCGGCTCGTTTGCGACAGCTACAGGCTCCAACAACTTCGGCGGCAGCTATAACCCCTTCCCCGCCGCCCTCCAGGGCTCCCCCTACCCGATCACGCCGACGACGAACACCACGCCCGGCTTCGGGGACTACGCGATCTACGAGGCCGCTACAGGCGCTCTCATCGTCGTTGATGACAACGCAGCCCTTGGTGGTGGCGTCGGACCCGCAGCCAACGCGGACGTTCCTGTCTTTGACATCAACGGCGTCAAGCGCATCGGCGGTGGGTGCGATCCGGGGGCGTTCGAGGGTGTTCGGTCTCGGTCCACGGACGTGTGGGATGTGATGTACGGGTCCCACAACATTCCCGGCACGTTCGGGAAGCTGGTCCAGGACATCCCTGAAGCGGTCCCCTCGGCTGAAGAGATCGCAACTGCGGTATGGAACAAGCTCATTGCTGACCACCAGGGCGCAGGGTCCTTCGGGGAGCTTTCACAACAAACCAAACTGGCCGCTGATCGTGCGGGCACTCAGAGGCTACAGTAAGTACGCGGAGGTAAGCGATGCTCAAGAGACTGAACGGGTACACAAAGGCGCAACTGGCAGCAGGCGCGGGCGACGAAAGTCTTGACTTCCCTGCTGGTGTCGTCGGTGTGCCCACCGACAGCACTACAGAGCTGTTCTTCTTTCTTGGAGATGGTGGAAGACTGATCGGAGGAGGCGAGGGCAGTGGGGTCACTACCTTCACGCAACTGACCGACACTCCTGTATCCCTAGGCACCGCCGGGCAAAAAGCCGTGGTCAACTCGGGTGGCACGGCGCTGGAGTTCACAGACGCGCTTCAGTTCAACCTCAGCGGTAGCGGCTACTCGTCGGGCCGCGTGCTCCAAGCCAACGGCAGCGAGTACGTTGACATCCTCTCCCCGGCGCTGCCCGAGCCTTCCTCCACAGGGGTCATGTTCGCATGGGACGACACGACCGACACCGTTGTGCAGGTGGCGGCGGGAACGCAAGGTCAAGTCCTGGGCGTGGCGGCTACCGGGCTCCCCGAGTTCCAAACGGTCGAAGCCGCTGCGGGGGACTTCTTCCTGACCCAGGCGGTGGACGGCAACCCCACAAGGACCGAGGTTCAGGCCGGGGTCCAGCGTGGCATCGACTGGGACTACAAGTCTTACTGCGACAATGGTGGAGACTCGGCTACGTTCATCACCTTCGTTTTGAACTCGACCTCCGCTACGACCTACGAATACCCCATTACTTCTGGGTCTGCTACCAACAACCGAGCCTACCTCATGGAGGTCTTCCGAGGTGGAGAGGTGCGTCTCAGTAGTGGCACTGGGTTCGATGAGGGGTTCTTCTACTTTGTGCGGGCCACGGTGGCTCAGTCCGGGAGCGCCCAACCGACAGTCTACGTTCGCTCCTCCAACAACAACGTGTGGTCCAGCTGGATCGCGCTTCACTGATTTATGAACGACGAAATCGAACCTGAGGAATCTTTCTTCTTCGAGCCCGAGCCCGAGCCCGAGCCCGAGCCCGAGCCCGCAGCCGAGCCCGAGCTGGACTGGGGTGTCGTCGCTGAGGAAGCCCTGGACCTACTGAAGGAGTACCTTCCGGCGAAGCCTCAGTGGGGCAACTCGCCAGAACGACTGAAGGGGTTCCTGCAAGACCAGTTTGAGCTGGTTGCGAAGGCAGAGGCGATGGGTGACACCGCCTTCCTCACGAACTACGCGCGTGCTGTTCAGCTCTATGCCGAGTCTGCCCAGATCGCGATTGCTCGTCAGAGCCAGAAGCTGTTCGCTGACCGAGTTGTTTTCATCGTCCGTCTCGCCATCCGTCTAGTCGCAAAGGTATGAAGCACCGTCTCGTTCCCACTGTCGTGCCGCTCGTTGTCCTCGGGCTGCTTCTCGTCTTTCCGTCGTGCTGCACGGGTTGCCGTACCGTGGAGACAGATCCTGCAAAGATCACAACCACGGTGGGTCAGTGGGAGCCGCCCATGCTTGAGACTCTGGAGCAACTCCAGGCATACCGCCCGGACCTCGCTGCGCGTGCGGAGTACTACATCAACCTGTTCTCCGACGAGCTTGACGCTGAGTTTCAGGTTGTCGAGCTTGAGGGTCTGGTGCCGCTACTTCTGGCCTACATCGCAGAGGTCGATCAAGACGACACTCTGACCTCTGACGAAAAGGACCTGCTGGTCGCGATCCCGAACATCTGGCTGGAAGCCATCCGCAACTTCCTGAACGACTGATGGGCGTTAAGGCTGTCCTGGCTGTCGTCGGAGACAGTCTTCAAGCGGGGTACAACGGCCCGGCCACGCAGACGCCCCCGTTCGGCGCGAACGGGGACAATCGGGTCTTCATCTACAACCGTTACACGTTCGACGCGGGAGTCGGTAACGAAGCCCAGACGGTAGATGTGCGAGCAGGGTTGAGCGACACGGGCCACACCCCCGGCTGGGACTCGTTGCGCTACGCAGACTCCAACTGGCAGAACAACGGCCCGCTCCCGGTCTATTACACGGCGTCGGCAATCCGTCGTTATTTGGGTCTGGAGGAGCTTCGGGTCATTTGCATGGCCATCCCGGCCACTGACGTGACTCAGACGCCTCCCGGCGGCAACAACACGATCTCTTGGTATCCGGGGCTGTCTGGCGGGATCATGGGCCGCTACCAGTCGAAGTACCTGACTGAGGCACTGGCAACGGACGAGGTGACGACCGATCACGTCTACCTGGGGTGCCTCGCGTCTCTTGGAAACAATTTGAACAACTCGACGGTCTACACTACGGACGAGTCAGGGAACCTGTCCTCGAACCTTGCTAGCGTGTTCTCTGCCGTAGAAGGCTCTGTGCTGGCCTCTGGTGGCGGTAGGCAAGTCGCGACCCGGATACCACGTTCGGTCATCCAAGAGGCTCCTACGACCTCTGAGAGCCGCGTAGAGACCTGCCAAGCCCAAACTGACCAGTGGAAGCAAACCTCGGGGCGTGCGACGGCCTGGATGGAAGGCATCCCGTGGAACTCTAGCGATCCGCATTTCTCGGACAGCTCGGCCATGCTCCTGGGGACTAAAATGTTCAAAGCGTGGAGATCAGCCCAGACGAGAACCGAGACCTTCAACACGGTCGCCGCGACCTGAGGGTCTGGACGACGCTAGCGGTTCTACAGCATTGCCATCCGCTGGCCCGGCCCTTGGAAGTTCAGATCAAGGAGCTTCCTGAAGCCGAAGGGTCTACCGAGTACAGGGAAGACACCGACTCGTTCGTGATCACGATCTCGAACGCGCTGGACGAGAAAGCCTTTGACGAGGTATTGGTGCATGAATACGCTCACGCACTGATTCACGAATACTCAGGACCGAGTGAGGACGCCGTATGGGGCGTCGTGTACGCGAGCCTGTACAACCTGATCTTTGGAGATCACTGATGTCTGACAAAAACGAAGAGCCTGAGTTCATGAAGCTGGACGACAAAGAGTGGCGCGGTGCAGTCCACGCCACGTTCGCCAACCAACTTGAGGGCTTGCACGAGGTGAACGACCAAGTTGACCGCCTCACGACCGTGTGTGACGAGATGGGCAGCATGGTCAAAGACCTGCTCAAGCGTGTCGAGCGCATTGACGAGCGCAGCGAACACAACGCGAAAGTGCTCCGCGAAGCTAGCTCGGACGAAAGCGCCGGATGAACCGAATGAAGCGCGGCGTTCCCTGATCGGGGCCTGAGCCCTGTCTGCCGACCAACTCGTTCATCAGTGAAATCACGCCCGGCGGTCGCTGACTCTTTTCGGTGCTCGGCGTCACCACAGTTTCGATCTTGGCGGCAAAGTTGACTGTCGATCCGCACTTGGGGCATCCTAGCCGTCCTGTCTTGTATCCGCCCGAGGTGTAGCTATGGTGGGCTCGCAGTTGCCCGTCGCATCCAGGGTTGGGGCAATCTTTCCACGGGTTGTCCTGTTCGTGATTGCCACAGTTCGGGCACACAGGTCCCTCTAGCTCGTATCCGCAGTTGTAGCAGGGTCGCTTCCAGCGCGGGTCGTTGTACTTGCGCGGACCTACCATGTCTGTTTGAAGATGTCGGTGTGTTCGGACGGTTCGTCAGACCCGAAGAATGCTCCCATGTCTAGGCTCTGCGAGCCGAGGATGTCACCTTCTTCAGAGAACGCCATGATGAGGGCGTCGGCGCGGTCGGGACTCTTCTTGAATCCTCGGTCGCGGTACTTCTTCTTGGACTCGACCTCGATCCTGTCCTGGACGTAGGTGAACTCGCGCGTGACCAACTGCTGGTGCAGGACCGGATCGTCAGGGATGTGGACCGTGCTGTGTTTCATGCGGTGCCGCAGGTTGAACCACGCCGCGCTCAGGTGGTTGCGGTAGCCCTCGACCGGGCTCTTGCGTGCGGGGTGGAACTCGCACAGGTTCAGGCCCATCTCCAGGTAGTCGTAGGCCAGAGCCTGTCCCATGCCGACGCTGTCGATCACGAACACAACGGTGGACGGGTCCCAGCCCATCTCCAGGGCCAATTCGCGGCTCCGAGCCGCAGCCACGTTTGGGTCACAGATCGTGGCTTCCCAGTGGATGATGGCGTTGCCTGACCGAACGTAGATGACGTTCTCGTCGCCCCCGAACCTCGCGAAGTCCACGGAGATGACGCGCAGCCCTGGCCCGAGCGCAATGGCCAACCCCATAGGGTTGCCGACCGACTCCTCGATGAACCGCAGGGGCAGAACGGTCTTAGAGCCCTCTTGAGGAAACTCGCCCATCACGCCGACGAGCCACATGTCGCTGTCTTCCCCGAACTCCTTGCGGACCTGCTCGATGCGCTCGGGGTCTACGAGGTCGGGGCGCTCGCGCGACAGACTCAGCTTGTCGATCGTCAAGTTCCACGGCCAGTAGTCCTTCCGAGAGTGGAACATCTCGTAGGCCGTGCCTGAAGTGCGGTCGGGGTTGAAGATGGAGATGAACAGGTTATTCTTCTGCGAGCAGGTACGCAGCAGCGCCGCGATGATGTCCTCGCGGATACCTGTCAGCTCCTCGGCCATGATGGTCATGTCCGGGTGGTGTAGACCACGGATTGCGTTCTCGTCCGACGCGGTGGCAGCGAAGATCTTCCAGTGCGGATGATCTTTCATGGTCAACTTGGCCCCGCCCAGATTCACCATGTTGCCCAAGATCGGGCTACGCGCGACGTGGTTGGAGATCTCGGCAAAGAACACCTCACGACATTGCCGCTCGGTCGGCGCGGTGTTGACGTGCAGCGAACCCGGTGAGCGCCACCAGCGCCACATCCCCCCGGCGCTCAACGAAGCAGTCTTGCCGACCCCAGTTCCGGCCTTGACCCCGATTTGCTTCGGCGTCTGGTTGGGGTTCAACGTCAGGTCTTGGATCGTCTGCAAGAAGTCCACCTGCTTGCCCGCCGGAGTGAACCGGATAACGTGCTCGCAGAAGTAGAAGATGTCGTCCTTGCTACGACGGACCATTTCTTGGAGCGGCTTATTAGTGCTTGCCATGGGTTCTCAAATAGTCGGCAGCTGCTTGCAGGCGCTGCGGGTCATCCCGAAACTTGCCAAGCCCTAAGTTGCAGGAGCTGCACAACAGCCCGCGAACCTTCTTGGTGTAGTGGCAATGATCAACACTCAACCTATTGCGACGGCCTTCGTCCTCTGCACCTCGGCAGATGGCGCAAGCGCCGCCCTGCTTTCGAAAGATCTCAAGGTAGTCTTCGTAGAGCAGGCCATACTGCTTCCGCATATCGTTCTTCCAGTTGCAGCGTTTGCAACTGGACGACAGTCCGTCAAAGCTTTGAGCCCTTCTGTGATACTCCGAACGATCCAGTAGCTCCTCGCAGACGCTACACTTCTTTTTTCGTGTAGGGGAAGCCATTGCCTCCGTAGTCCTTGTCGGGCTTGATGCCCCAGGCTTCGAACACTTGACGCTCTGTGGGGGTCAGAGCGACTTTTGACGGTTCGGGCGGGGCCGGGTTGCCTTTAGGTGTCGGGAGGTGATAGCCGGGCCGAGAGCCGGACATGGTGATTTCATCGCTCATGACAGTTCAAGAACATTGTATTCCAAGTCTTGATTGCTTCCTTGATGGTGTTCTGCTTTGGACCTCGCGTGTCGCAGCACATCGACTCGCCGCAACGCACCTGAACCATTCGGCTTCGCTTCCCTATCCTCACTGAGCTGAGGGTTGCTCTGCACCCGCAATGAGGGCAATCCGCCAACGCTGGTTCATGTGATTTGCTTGGGTTCATCGTCGCCGCCTTGGGTGAGCAGTTCCATGATTTGCCCTTCGAGCGACTCTGTCTTCTCCTCCTTGCCGAGACCATACATGCTGGCGATGTTCTTCGTGGCGTTGGCCTTGAGGCTCGGTCCAGCGTCAACGTGTTGTGCGGCTGCGAGCATTTGAAGCTCTGCTTCGGCGCGAGCCTCTTCTTTGCTGCGCCGCATGGCCAAGGCCATGATGGCTTTCCACGAGTGGATCAATTGGATGGCACCTCGGCGCGACTGGTTGCAGATGCGCGTCAGACTGGCGGCGGTCTGAAAGACGGTGCGGTGTTTTGCGTGCTGTGAGGCGACCCATTCGACGCAGAGCATCTCAAGGTCATCCAGGAGCGTCAGAGACGGCCAAAGCTCCGTAGAGCGCACTAGGTCCCCGTAGGGGTAACCTTGGTCCTTGCAGGTCTGGCAGAGCATGGCGCGAATGCCTTCGCGCAACGCGGGCGTGCGCCACGCGAGAAGGTCCCTGAGGTCTGGGTCGTCCAGTAGCGCCCCGAGGGGTAGGTTCGCTGCTAGGTTAGCTCTGCGCCACGACCGGACCCACTCCGAAGCGGCTTGCCGGGCATCGCTCGGGCAATCAAACGCTGTGGCCACAGGCGGCGAAGAGTACATCCAGTGCCTGAGGCACAAATACACCACGAATCCCGCTTGCTCGGACTCGGAGGCCGAAGCCAAGTCTTCGATGCTAGTCAGCGGAGCCTCGCCCCCGCCCGGCAACGAGACCGGATACGGGGGCGGGTTTTCGGGTTCGAGGTTCACTTGGGTTTCTTGCGCTTGCGCTTCCCGGTCGGGCTGACGGGGTACTTGACGCGCTTCTTGGCCACGGGGATTACCTCTTCTTGGGCTTCTTCTTCCCACCCGCAGAGGGCGGCAGTTCCCGCTTCGCGGGCTTCTTCTTCATTCCCTTCTTTCCGTAACCGATTCCTTTGGGCATGGCGAGTGTCCCTCCTAGTGGTTCAAAGCCGACTACCATTTCGTGCGTGAGGCCCAAAAGGCCGCACTCATCTTACCCTTAGCGATGTTCTTGGCGTGGCGAGCCTTGAACGATTTGCGACGTGCCTTGTCCTTGGCGGTCTTGGGGTTCTTACCCGCGCCTGAGACGCCCTGCTGTCCGAAGCGGATCAGCTTGACCTTGTCGCCCTCCTTGGCCAGGACCGCGTGCGACTTGGTCTTGTGTCCGGGCGTCCGCTTGGGCTTGTTGTATCCCGAGAACTTTTCGCCGCCGCGTTCGACCGTCATTGGATGCGCTCCCCGGTACGCCCGTCGAAGATGAGTTCGCCGCCGAGGCAGTCGATCTCGTGGTTGACTGCCTCTTGGTCTCCATCACCGTCAATGTCGAGCATGATCTTGAGGCGCACGCCGACCGACGCGCAGTTACGGAAGACGATGCGGCCCGTTTTGGTGCCGTTGAGCGCGCCGTAGTCCTTGTCGATCGTGATCCAGGGGTGTTGGTGGTCCCGCGCAATGAACGCGCAATCCTCGAACAGGACCTCGTCCACGGAGCGGATCGAAGCCAACGAGCGGTCACCTTTGGTAAAGTCGAAGAGGCAGTTCCTGAGCCGCACCTCCCGCATCATGCTCTGATTCACGAGCGGAAGGTTGCCTTGTGAAGGCGTCACAACCAAGCCCCCGGTGCTGCGCTTACCGTCTGACCGAGGCGTCGTCCACTCGCAGACGAAGCTGGAGTTTTCGATGTAGAGCTTGCCCGGAAACTGAGACGTGCCGGGGTCAAAGTAGGTCAGGTTGAAGCTCGGGCGCGTACCCTTGTAGCCACAGTCCACGAAGTGGCAGTCCGAGACCGCGTGGTACGGGGAGGCTTCGTATGGCATGTTGTCGCCCGAGTACTGCTGATAGGGCAGGGGGCGGTACGCCCATTGCGCTCCTTGAGACCCGACTCGGAGGAACGTGCAGCCATCGAGCGTCGTGTTGCCGCTCGGAGAGACGTACAAGCCGTGCTCTTGGGTGATCTCCGTGAAGTCGCAGTCGATGAACGAACGGTCGGGAGCGTTGTACTCGCGGGTGCCCCACTTGAGCTGACGGGCGTCCAACCCTGACGCTACGCCGATGTTCTTCCAGGTGTAGCTACCGCCCCGGCGTACCAGTTGACCCTTGTGGAGGTTGCTCGACCACTGGTTGTAGCCCCTGGGGACAACCGAAGACAGGTCCGACCATACGAGGTCTTGACCCAGCTTCCAGTCGTTCGCGCGGATGTCACCCAGGGCCGCTACGTCCTCGCGAGGGGCTCGACTTTGCCGCAGTACCGGAAGACGCACCAGCTTGTTCGTCGTCGGGTCGGATCCGATGCACGCAAGCGCGTTGAAGTCTCCAGGCTCCGGTCCAGGCTCCGGTCCAGGCTCCGGTCCAGGCTCCGGTCCAGGCTCCGGCGGTGATTGAAGGTATGCCTCGACACGCCCAAGTCGCGCCTCAAGCGCGTCCACTCGTGCCTTTGTCGGCACCTCTACGTTCTCTTGCATAGGGGCCAGCCTACACCGCCTTGCAGACCTAAGAGGAAATTTTTGTGTGTGTGTGGGATCTCCCTTTTGTGCAGGGACTCCCCTTTGTGTAGGGACTCCCCTTTGTGTAGGGACTCCCCCTCTATTTTTGTGTGTGTGGTCCCGCTCTCCTTCTTTTTTGTGTGTGTGGGAGGAGCGTCTAATACGGATGTTATCAAAAAATTAGCGTATCCGATAAGCTATTCGCTAAGGGATAGACCCGTCTAATGTATAGACTAGTCTATCCCTTATCTGTTAGCTACTCCGGTCCCTTATACCATAGGGGCATAAGCGCTGCAGCGATACCGACTACGATAAACGCTATGCCGTAGACTATTAGCATAGTCAATTGAATGGCTTCCATCATTTCCGGAACGTCTCCTCAACGATGCGCCTACCCTTAGCTTGTTCGAGACGCTCAATAGTAATACTATCGGTCCCCCTAGCCAAACCACTAGTGCGACTAGTCCGCAACGGGTTAGGGTTCGGGACTAGTTGAGTGTCAAGAAGGTCTTCGTCCTGGTAGACGAGGTCCTTCGTGGTCTTCGTCCACCTGGAAGCTTGGGTCAGAACGGCATCGCGCTCATCCAGGATGAGATGGTCGGCAGCGTGAAGGAGCCCCAGGACGACGTGGAGGTCGTCCGCGCACTTGACGGCGTGCTCGTTATTCAGAACACGGATCAAGTCTACTGC